GTCCGCAGTAACTTCGTTACTGTGCTCGGCAACGAACTTTGTAGCTCCTGCGATGTCACGCTTACCACCCTTGGTGGTAAGTACCCACGCTTTCAGCTCTTTGTCGTAGACAAAGCCTGCGCTCTTCAGGCGAGCGTTAAGCGCTGCGCGAGGAGCTTTCTGGTACAAAAACTTGCCGTCTTTGCCGACTACGACAACCGTGTTGTCCTTACGGACAAACTGGAAGTCGCCGAATCCCTCGGTGACATGCTCATACACCTTCGGTGTATGTTCCGGAACAACGGGAGCCGGAGTGGCAACGCTTGTGGGTGCGCCCTGACCCATAGAACGTGCGATCTGGATGATGACGTTCATACATTCCTGAGATACTTCCACAATCTGTCCATTTACGATAATGCCATTTAACATAATAACCAACCTTTCTGTCCCTATGGGACTAAACAAAATTTTTTTAATTCACTGAGCGACCAATGGTTGATGCCGTTCAGCTTGACCACACTATGCCACAAAAAAAATGTGATTTTTCGGCGCAAAATGGCAAAAAATACGGATTTTTGGCAAGTTTACGATCCGTCAAACCGGGGTGCTAAAAACCCGAATAAACGCTTGTTTTTTCAAGATCTCTATAAGCACGTTCATTTCCACACCCACTCAATTTTCCCCCAACCCATTTTCTCTCTAATCGTCACATTTCCCTGATCTTCCCTTTAAAATAGGAAATCCATCTCTAAAAAGATGTTATCGTACCCCTTATCGTTCAAACCCTTGTCTTTCCTTTAAAATAGCCGGAAAATTCAAAAAAATTGAAAATCTGAAATTCAAAAATTTTTCCCTCTACTAAACTTTTTCCTTATTAAATAATAAATTTAACGATAACGGCAAATCTGCTCGCAAGAGCGAAAAAATAGACCCTATGATTAGGGTCGGTCTTAGCTGCGCCAGCAGATAAGAATTTGGGTAGACCTGTTTAACACATGCCAGCGCGAAAAATCAAAATGGAGAATATTATATAGGGCAAAATGCTAATTCAAAGAATATGGTCCAATCGTTGATCTGGAATCCAACAGAAGAATTATTTACGACCAAATGATGGAACTCATCTATTCTTTCATTTCTAAGATGAGATTACACAAGATTTACACAAGCAGTTTCCGACTCTTCTATGGAACTTTCTTGTAATACGGCGAAAAATCTCATCTTAACTAGCAGAATAAAAAAATCAATTAAAACAAGCTTTACACAAGCGCAAAATCTACATACGTTAATTACTTTAAAAAAGATGGCGAAAATCGACTTTGCCCTCCTAGCCTACCAACTGTCCACCGAGACACTTAGAACGCCAAATTGACACATCAAACGTGGAAGTTTTTCCACAAAACGCACCATAGATGATGTCTGCAACTTCTCTGCTAGTCGATCCAGATAGGGGGATGATTTAAACTAAACTACATTTCTATTTTTATAAAAATGGTATATAGGAAAAACTCCAATTAAAAATATGTAAAAATCCATTTTGATCTTTTAGGCTAACAACTGTCCACCTATGCCGCTAAAGCGCGAAATTGAGGTAAAGTTCATGGAAGTTTTCCAGTAAAGTCATCATAGTATGAGTCTTGTGTTGGATGAAAATAGACCCTTGATAGGGTCGGTCGTGAACGCAGTGAACGAATTTTGGGTAGATGTATGTAGAGATGTTCAGAAAAAGTAAAAAACTATTTCGAGAATAATAGTTAAGAGATAAAACTTCGCATTTGAAACAAATGCTCGTCAATGCGTCCTGTGTTAAACACAGGCCACATTTTCACAAAAGATTACATGGTGAGTTATATAGATATTATATGTAGTGTAACGAAATATAATATCTATATTAGTCTATCTTATATATGTATATCTTATTAGCGTTCAGTTGACATACACAAAAGTGTCGTCTGCCGAACGACGGTGGTTCAGTCGACATACACAAAAGTGTAGTTTGCCGAACGACGGTTTTTCACGATGGATATACTCACATGTTTAAGACTTAGTATTCGTCATGCAAAAATCGGCTTTGAAATAATACGCATATAATTCTAATTGGAGAATATGAATACACAAGTCAAAATCGCATACGCAAAGGAGGTGTAGATTATTGCAAAAGCCTGAATACTTCACAAAGTTCCCAAACGATTATATTCAGGGAGATATCAGGTCTAAATATGGAGTTAGCAGAAAATTTTATATAACTTATATCCTTATTGACAGATATAGGTCTTATGAAGATTATAGCTGGATAACAATCAGAAAGGTTATGGAGTTTTACGGATACAAAACAACAAAGCATAAGCCAAAGGTGTTTCATGAGATATTGGATGTGTTGGAGTATATGATTAATAACCGCATGATCGAAATAAAACAAAACCTGGACTCTATCGGATATGACACGGGAATCGAAATTAAAGTTATTCCAGAAAATTTTGATGTAGCGGACAAGTTCTCCAAAATTACATCATCGCAGCTTGATTTTATCATGATGGCAGAATCGAGTATAAATAAAGAGAATTTGCTGATGGCATTTTTATATATCAACTCTTATATTTACATCCGCCCTCGAAATAATAGGAATCAGGAAATCATGAAAAATCCAAGTTCTAAACCGGAAGCATTTTGGAAAAGCGTTGATTCTATGTCCAAGGAACTATCGATGTCAAAAGATACTATCAACCAATGTATAACATGCTTTACTTCTGCCGTTGCGGACAAGCCGCCAATTCTAATAAAGATAAATGCTGAAGATGTTAAAACTTATATTGGAAAAATTCCTCAAAATATCCCAAACGTATATGTACTCAACAAAAAAGGATATGAGCAAGAGGTAAAATGGGCGATCCAAAAAATGCTACAAATTTACAACATTCATCCATCAGTAAATGCAGATGGAGAATAAATAAATGTAACCCATCAATCACAGCTAACCAAAAGGAGTGGTGCTATGAAATTTAAAACAAAGGAGATAAGAATTTATGGTAGGGGATTTTATTTTAAGGGAGAACCGTAATCGGTTTGGAGGAATTGTTGCAGAATTTGATTTTTATGGACCAAGTGGTGATCCATCAACAGGTTCAATCATTGCAAGCAAAATTGCGTCAGACTTTGCATTTGACGATCAATGTCGCAAAGCCTTAGAGACGAATGGGAGGTATGGCGCATGATCGAGAAAAATTTTGACAAAAACAACGAAAACTGCATCGAATGGCTTACTGGACAGAGATTTATAACGATTACTGCTACGGAACGAAAAATGATCAACCGGTTAAAGAAGTTATATACAGAACGCAAAGACGAATTCATCAGTTTTACAGAGAATAAGGATGGTTCTGTTTGTGCCAAAATTCCTAGACGTTGGGAAAAAATAAATGCAGGCGCAAAGCCAGATGCACCGAAAAAGAAAATATCTGAAGAACAGAAAGCGCGCAATGCTGCCAGACTTGCCGAGTACAGAGAGAAAAATAAGAGCAATAAGTTAAAATGAGAAATACTGAACAGAAATTTTTTGAACGCGCAAAGCAGGTCGCCGCATTATCCGATGCAAGCTACTCTCCCACTGGCTGCGTCGCAGTATACAGATGTGTTGTGATCGCCGCCGGATGCAACTCGCAAAAAACCCATCCAATGCAGGACAAATATAATCGTTATCGCGGTTCGAGTAAGACGAACTATTTCATTCCGAAAATTCACGCAGAAATCAACGTTCTTTCTTCTATTCGTCATATGGATATCAATTTTTCCAAGGTGGATTTATATATTTATAGGATTTGTAATAGCCGACCAATGGGTATTTCGCGCCCTTGTCCGTCATGCATGGCTGCCATTAAGGATTTTGGGATCAGAAACATTTATTATACGACCGACGACGGCTTTGCGCATGAATATCTAGCGAAAGGAGGCGTTGCTTAATGTGTATGATTTGCAGACAGCATAAGTGCCCTCCAGGATGTCCAAATTACGCGCCGCCAAAAGTAAAACACTACTGCTCTATTTGTGGGCAAGGGATTATGGATGGCGAACTATTTTTAAAGAACATCGATGGAGAATATATACATTATGACTGTGTTACCGGCATCCGGCAATTGTTGGAATGGCTCGGTTATAAAATTGAAACTATGGAGGACGATGAGTGATTGATAAGACACTCGCATCTCCCTAAAAACAAAACAGAGAATAAGTTTGTAGAATTATGAAGAGGAGGTTTTGTATGACTGATTATGAACCAGAGTTAATGTACGCGTTGGATTCTGAAGGCGAATATTCTGATTGGAAGAATGTTTATAATGTAAGCGGCGACGACGTACTATATTGTCCTATCTGTTCAGGAAGAGTTAAACTTTGGAATGGGCAAGACCCAAACAGGACATATAAAAAGCAGAGATGTTTTCATCACATTGATAGCATTTGCTCGCAAGAAAACAGAATTCATTTTGCGTATAAGACGTGGCTGATCGAAAAGGGAAGTCGCTTCAAAGTAGGCGACACCATATATGAGGTGGCTAGAGCAGAAATAGAAAAAACGTTTCATACGAGTTTTGGTGATTACCGTCCAGACATTTCGGTAAGCACTGTATGTGGCAAGGATTTTTTTATTGAAATAAGTTATACCAGCAAAAAGACGGATGAATACATTTTAAAATGGGATGAACTCGGGCGAGATGTGCTGGAATTGGACGTAAACGAAGAACTTGCAAAGATAGTGACAAGTGATATTCCTGAATTTAAACTAATCTACTCTTCCTCCACTGGAGAATGCAACATTAAACGCTACGTTAGACAAGATTACGATGATATGATCTCCAATCGGAAAATTTATTGGAGCCGCCATGATATTGTCAATTACAAAATACAGTGGGAACGATTGGACCAGTTTTGGTTGAAATTGAGAAATTATTACACTTGGAATGCTACGCTAAATGATCTGGTTGATGCATTTCGTCAATTGGAGCCAGATGATCAAAGATTTATATGTAACAGGATGAGAGGAAAACATGCTTCTTTGAAATATGAGCTTGAACGCAGTTATACGAATTTTGAAGATTATAAGAAAGCACGTTTGAATTATATTTCCACAGTCATCAGGAATCTGAATCAGGAATTCGGATATAACTCTCATAGCAAGTGGAGTAAAACACGGCTACGGAGACAATCTGACATGATCGTTTTTTACAATTCTGATACCACTGAAGAATATCATAGTTTGCCAGTTAGATACGAAATGTCAAAACAATCAATTTACGATTTCTTTCATCCGATCATGAAAAAACATTACGAAGAATACATTCTTCCACGCAAGAAACGTTTCGCCGACGAAGAATTGTATGTTGAAAGCGAATTAAAACCGCAATTGAACGAAATTCGCAAAGAAATCAAAGCTTGCAAAAATAGATTATGGGATATGGATTTTTCTATTGACGACCATGGGCGTACAATGCGTTGTCATGTCAATATGGTCCTTGCTAACAAATTTAAGGCTGGAATTTATATAGATGTTCAAGATGTTAAAATGAGTCGTCTTAATATAAAAGAAATTATTACCCAAAAGATGGATGGCCTTTTAGAAATGGCAATGAGAGGAAGCTTAAACGGCTATACTATTTCTAAAATCAGAGTTGTGGAGGCATGTTGATATGGTAAATAATGCTGGCGTATATATCCCAAGTATTGACGCAAAAGACATTTACCTGTCATCTCATTATATAGAGGATAATCCAGAAGGATATAATCTAAAATTAAAAGACGGTCAATACAATTTAAGAAAATTCATCAATACGCTTGATTACAGTCTTGATCTAATAGAATTAAAAGAGATCTACTACAAGAAATTTAGAAAGCATGATTTTTCTTTTAGAGTGAAAAAACATGATTATTCTGTAAATATAATCAATCTTACCTTCAAGTATTCCGTTAAAGAATGGAATCAGATGAATAAAAATACCTTTGTGAAGTTCGGATATGACTACAGAGATCTGGTATTCGACGATGGAATTGCCAAAAACGCAGAAGGTGAAGTTGTTGGAATAAAAATAAACGAAAAAATAGAACGTCCTGTCCAGATCCCAAAGCCTTTTGTGATGGAAGAAGTTCGTATTTATGACAAAAAAGATAAGACTCTTTTAAAAGAAATTCAGACTCAGTATTTCAAAAGAGGCGAACCAAAAACACTTGAAACGAATGCAGAACTACGAACTGAACTTTACAAAAATGGATTTGTTTGTAATGGAGTAAAATATTGTAGAATGAAGCGTTCTACCGGTTCCGCAAGAGTTGGGAAATGTTTATTCATTCGAGAAGATCTGTATGAGCCAATTTTGAAGTTCAGTTCCGGCGGATTGAAATACAATTACGGAGATCCGATTGATCTGGCTGCGTATGAAGGATACATAGCACTTCCTTCTAGCAGTATTATCGACACGATTCCAATCAAACCAGAGAATATTCTTCTGATTGATGATTACGACAGCGTATTTAGAGAAGATGTAATTGAAACGCATGACGAAGACGGATGGTTGGAAACCACTGAGAAAAATTGTGAAATTACAAACACAATTTGGGACGGACAGTCCCTTATGGATATTTCGCTATTTGGAGATTATTCAGAATATGGTATGGTTCTTCTTCGAAACCTTATGTTTAAGTCCTGCTGTTTTAACTGTAACATCCAACAGTGGTTTAAAGATAACAACATAACTGATATTTCCCAGCTTAACGGCAAAACAAGGGCCACCTGTATTGAAGACGTGAAGTTAATCACAACGCCGAACAGTATCAAATACTTGAAATTCAGTACATGGGATGAATGGCTCGATCATCTGTACCCGAATTTCGGAGTTGTAAAACACGACAAAAAGACACATTTCTTTGGTGGGCGGCTGGTTCAAACTCACTATCAGCTGCTCAATACCTTGCAGATGTCTAAGGATGAAGTGGAAGATTTTTTGCAGGAGTCTCTTGAATTTGCACAGATGCTAAGAGATCGTCCAGAAGTTGTTCGGTATTACATAAAATATCCGGATATTGATGAGTTGTCTCCTATGAGCCGCCCTATAATCAGCAGAAATGACGTTGTTTACAATCTCATGTGTATAAACGACAATTTTACAAAAACGAAATATTATAAGGAGTTTTTAATTGATCTGCTTCGCTCCTACTACAAGAATTTGAAAAATGGTCATATATACGTTAATGGGAACTACTCTACTCTACTCGGCAATCCAATTGAAATGCTGCAACAGGCGATCGGAAAATTTGAAGGTAAGAGTCAAATTGGAATCGGAAATATTCATAGCACGCGTTTTGAATATAACAAGACTCTTCTTGCGAGTAGATCACCTCATGTTACCATCGGAAACATTTGGCTGCCATACAACACAGAGAATAAGTTAATAGACTGTTACTTAAACCTTACGAATGAAATCGTTTGTATAAACTCTATTGGAGAAAATGTATTGCAAAGACTTTCTGGCGCAGATTTTGACAGCGACACTGTAATGCTGACAGACAATGAAAAGCTGATTCGCGCCGCGAAAAGAAACTATCATATATTTAAAACTCCTACATCGTTCGTAAGTTCTACAAAGGTAAAAAGATTTTATACACCGGAACAGCAGGCAGATCTTGATATTAAAACCTCTGTAAATAAAATTGGCGAAATTGTCAATCTTTCGCAGGAGCTGAATTCGTTGTTATGGGACAGAATGTATTCCGGCGCTACGTATGATGATATTAAGGATTTGTATTATGACATTTGCCAATTAGATGTTATGTCTGGCATTGAAATTGATAAAGCCAAAAAGGAATTTATTATTAATAACAGCAAGGAATTGGACAAGCTACGTGCAAAATACGACGAATTTGTTCGTGAATACGAGGAAACTGAAACTGGAGAATTGATTAGAGGACGGAAAAAGACGCCGCACTTCTTCTCGCATATTTCAAAACAAAAGGGATATTATAATCCAGAGAAAAAGAACTATTGTAAGTACCATACCTCAATGGATTATTTACAGACGATCATCAACGGATTTAAAATCAAAAACTCATATAAAAAGGATTGGCTTCCATTTGTGTCCATATTGGACAATTCTATGTTTAGAACCACCGGCGTAAACCAAAAACAGATTAATAAGATATATAGCGTTCTAAAAAAATATATCAATGATCGAAAAAATATATATAGTTGCGAATCCGAATCGAGAGAAGAACGCAATGAAAAGACCGAAAAACTCAAGATTGATTTGGTTTCTGATATCGAATCAGAAATAATTGGATTCTCTACACTATACAGACTGCTTTCGTCGCTCGAGGACAAAGAAAATTCGCAAATAAAAAATCTGCTATTGGAAGTTTTGTATCAGTGCGGGAACGCAAGTTTTAATAACGCTATCATCCAGTCCAGAAAAGAAATTTCACAACTTGAGGAAAACGGATCTGATATAAAATTGTTCAACATTGGATTTAAAATTACAAAAAAACGGGTTAATTCGGAAATTGAAGACTGATTTCACCACCTGTACTGGCGCTATTTTTACGTTACATAGGAGAGGCGTTATTTCAAGTGTCAGACGCAAATTTTACAAAAAAAGGGCTTAATTCGGAAATCAAGGCCGTTTTTCGCCACTCGTATGAGCGTTTTTTTTACGTTACATAGGAGAGGGTAGTTTTCCACCTATTATTTCACAGATTACTACCCTACTCTATCGTAAATTGTGCAATTGTTATTATAGCAAAGGAGGGTTTGCGATTCAACAAGAAAAAAAATATTATTCACAAAATGATGTAGCAAATGAGATACAGGATAGGATTGGTTGTTCATCAACAGATGCCTTTCGCGTGCTTAATTCGTTGGGCGATGTGGTAAAGGATAAATTTAGCGATGGTGGATGCGTGGAAGTAAAATTATTCCCAGGGCTAAAAATAACTTCAAGATATATACCACTTGAACAATCAAGATCTAACCTTAATATCAACACTGATTTTGTAATATCTATGGACTCCGTGTTTACGGATAACTTTCGAAAAAAAGTCAGAGCAATGTATGAACATCGAGAATAAAAGATTGTAACAAGTGCTACAATTCAAGGATTAAAAGGAGAAAAATATTATGGTATTAAAAGAAGCATTCGAATATCAGAACTTCATCAGCAATCTTATTTCCATAGCTTCTAATTATCTGGACAACAGAAGCTTCATCACTGAGACAGTTCAGAAACACCAGAAAACAAAGGTAAATAAAGATGCTATGGACGAGGAAATCAAGGTTTCAACGGCTTATTCTGAAATGGAATTTGAGCCAAATGACCTACTGAATCTGATGTCTAAGTTATTTGACGAAAAAGACGCTGTTTCCGCCGCTATTAAAAAAGCGAAAGACGATCTGGATTTTGACGTGGATTCCGCCGTTGGCATGAATAAACTCAAGCAGAAGTATCTTAATACACTCTCTGCTATGGGTTCTATGAAGAATACTGAAAGAGACGGTCAGGCAACTGATTACAAATTTGATATTAATGGCGAGCAGAAGCCTTATAAATATCCAGTAAAGGAAGTAACCACTATCCGATACGACCGCAACAGCGTGAAGGGGCTTGAAAAGAAAACTCGCCGAGAAACCTCTGAAACTTCTATGAAGATTGACGCGGCTATGGTTACGACTGTTGTGGATTTTGAACCGAAATATGAAATCGGTTCTACTCTGGAGGATGTAGTGCTGCAATAAGCGGCACTCTCCTACCAATAATGCCAATGAGAGAATTGGAGTAAGTCAATTGATGGCTAACCGCTTCAGATGCAGATGAAGTGTAACGCTGCAAGGTGTGAACAGAACCATATCTGGTCAAAAACTTTTTTGATGGTAAGTGTAAATTTTAAAAATATACATAGCTATTAACGCAAGAGAAAGTTGCGAAATTACAAATACTAAGATGAATGCGTTTCGCCCTCTCGTTAATCCTACACATCAAAAGATCTTCACTTCACCACCCGATACTCCATAACATCCTAACATCGTTTCGCCGCATATAGATTAATAGATATTGATTTAAATTCTTCGGATTTGAACTGGTCTGATAAATTAATTATGAGAATAATTCTACTATATTTGCTTCGGTAAATATGACAATTGGTTGGAATCGAAAGATGTTATTCCAGTTTTCTCATTGGCATTATTGCCTTCATTTCAGAAGGAGATGCAGATTTATCCCGTTGTCCTCCTGCTATTTTGTTCACGGGATATCCGCACTTCTATCTTATGTTATTTTTGTTTCATTTTTTATTATCTCCTTTCTTTTGTGGCGGCTGTGTTCGCAAAGTGCAGCATGGTCGCCATGTCTCAAAAATCATCGCGGAATGACGAGCAATTGGACGCTCATCTGACTCATTATCAGAGGCATGCAGGTTCGAATCCTGCTTCCGCAATTCCCGCCGCTGTAGTGTAGTTTGGTCTAGCATGGCTGGCTTCCAACCAGTAGACTCGGGTTCAAATCCCGATAGCGGCTTAAAAATTCCATCGAGAGCATGGAAAATATGGAAGAAAAGGATGTGTTTTACTATTTTTACGATCACGAAAAACGAAATGGAATTCCTGGTAAAGAAGGGATTCAAATGGGGCGACGACATTCATCGGACAAACTCTAATCGCCACACTTATTATGCCACTGAGTCAAGAGCCGTTAAGACTACTTTGGAAAACTATCGAAAAAACAAAACAATTAGTGCGTAACCCGCACAGGAGGATTAAAAGGATTATGGCAAAAAGTAAATTACAGTTTAAAAGAAGCACAACAGACAAGTTGAACATCAAAGGAACTCTATCTGACGACAGAGCAAGTATTGTTTATGTGGACGAAAATGACACAGAACAGGTAGTTGCAATCAGTGACCTTCTGAATGTTTTTAGAAATCAGCCAATTGAATTTACTGTGCAGTTAAAGTCTGAAGATGAGCTTGATATCATTCCAGCCGACGACGAAGAATAGAAAGTTGGTGGCTGATTGACCGATTTAAACAGACGTGAAAATGAAACTGATTTTGAGTGGAAATTAAGATGCTGTCTTGCCAAAAAGCGCGGCGAGACAGACATGGACTGGATTGAAATTCGTGACATGCTCGGTCTAAATATTACACCGGATCAGCTGAGAAAAATTTCTGTAGGTTACGCGGAATACGACGATTATCTTAATGGAAATTCCGGTGTTGCTACTACTATTCTATCTATTTCTGATTTACATATCCCATTTCAAAAACCCCTTGAAACATTTGAAAAATATGCCGGAAAGATTGATGTGTTGCAGTTAAATGGTGATCTTATTGACTGCATGGCGTTATCTCGTTTTACAAAAACATTCCGTGTGTCTCCAGTTGAAGAAATGATCGTGTGCCGTCAGTACCTGATTGATCTTATTACGATGATTCGTCCTAAAAAGGTTCTCGCAAATGACGGGAATCACGAGATCCGACTGGGTGCAACTCTTGCCAAAAACCTTGATAACGAATTGCAGGAGCTGATGCCAGAATCCGCGCTGGAATATATTTTCGTGGACGGGTTTACTCATTATGATCGTAAAACTCATGCCAAGACAAAATATGCTCCGCTGTGCGAAGTGTTCGAGGACATCGATGTTGAATATACGGGAACGTGGTATTCGCAGTACAAAGATGTGATCTTCTGTCATCCCAAAGCCTTTTGTAGCAATCCGATGAAAACGGCTGAAAAGGCTCTTTATTGGTTCCGAAATGAGGGCCATATCTTTCGATCGCTCATAATGAGCCACACGCACCGCCTTGGTTCCTATAAGATTGGAAATTCCATGATTTATGAACAGGGATGTTGCTGTGACACGAGCAGAATGAGATACAACGACGGGCAGCTGATTAACTCTCAAAAAGAGGGATATATTGTTGTCTGCTTGGACAAAGATGGGCATGTAATTGAAGAAAAAACTAAGCTTGTTTCATTAAATTAAATGATGAAATATAACAGAGAAAACTTGAGGAAAGTGAGAATAGCCCTCTATTGGATAGGCTGCTTTATGCGCTGATAAGTATTGGAGTTCGTGCTTCCACTATAATCAAGAACCAGAAAGTTAATTATTGAATAATGAACTAATAAAAACGAACGATATGGATATTTTGGAACAAGAATTCCAAGGTGATTCAATCGTAACAGCCAGATTGAAAAGTAATGGTAAAGTCTATGTGGGCGTCAAATGGATAACACAGGCGTTAGGATTCAATAAGAATAATCACGATAGACAAGTTAAAAATATCCAGTCAGACACCGTACTCTCAAAAGGTGCGTCATATTTGACGCTCCCTACAAAGGGAGGAAATCAGAAGTCGCTATGTATCGAATTGAATTATCTTCCGCTCTGGCTGGCAAAGATTTCAGTTACGCCGACGATGAAAAGGGATCACCCAGAAGTTTCTTGTAAATTAGTTGAATATCAGCTAAAAGCAAAAGACGTACTTGCAGAAGCATTTCTTGGAAAAACAAAGGAATGGGATTTGCATAGAGAAGTTGGCAAGCTCGATAGGAAGCGCATGACTTCTAGTATTAGTCAAAATGTCTACAACGCGCAGTCGAAGACGTATTCCGATTATACAAATATGGTGTATGACATTTTGTTTGGAATGACGGCCAAGGAAATTCGCGAATCGAGAAATATTAGCAAAAAGTCTCAACTGACAAGAGATTATCTCACAAAAGACGAATTAAAGTTGGTTGACGAAGCAGAAACGATTGTTGCCGCATTAGTATCGCTTGGTTTTAAAAAGGATTATATTTTAGATCAATTGAAAAGGAAATTTACTAAGAGAATAGCGTAAGCTGTTCTATTTTTATGCCCATTTTTATGGAGAGCGGCTGAAATATGCTACTCTCCTATTTTGAAAAAAAATAAAAGGATTAAAAGGAGAAATATATTATGACAAGAAAAGATGTTATTCAGGAAATGACTGCTAGAACAAATGAAAAATACAACGAAATGCTGGAAGCCGAAGGAAAGCCCGCTGATAAGGACAAGTTCCATAGGAGAGATGTCACTGCGTTTTTCGCTGCTTTAGAAGAACTTGTAACAGAGGCAGAAGGCGACAAGGTGCCCGTTCCAGGATTAGGTTATTTCACCAAGAGACATGTTAATGCCAGAGCTGGCGTGATGAAGGGTGTTGCTTGGGAAAAACCTGAACATGACGAACTGACTTTTAAAGTTGATTCCGCCATCAAGGAACTGTGAGGTAACGAGTATGCATTTTGATGATGTTTATGATTTGGTAGATGCAGTTGTAGACAGATTTTCCTACGAAGAAGATAAACATGACAAAAATTCAGATGGCGATATGCCATTCGTGTGTGTCGTTGCTGGATATGACATTATGCGGCAGGTTCTGAAAGTGATGCTGGAAATTACTGATTTTGCCATTGGAAATTTGGAACTGCTCAATGCTAAAGTGGATGGATATGACAAAGAGTATGTTTTGACGATTTCGCCGGATTGCGAAGTTTCTGTCGAGAGATGTTTTGTAAATAGCGTTCCTCATCCAGAAGGCGATTATGTGTATTGCTACAATGATATTGTATTCGTTCATGGAGATGTAAATTCCAGATTTTATATTAAGAATAAGACTCTTGCGAAAGAAATTATTGATTTCGATTTTGAGGATGAAGAGGATGATTGCGATGGATGCGGATATTGTGAATATTGCGCGCCGTTAAAACCTTTTGAAATTGAGATTGATGCGAATGATCTGCTGGATATTTTGGCGGACGTTTTTTGGTAATGACTTGAGTGCGTAGCTGTGAGTTGCGCACTCTTTTACCCCTTCGTAAACCACTAAGGACGTGGGCCGATCTGTAAAATCGGTGTTTTTTAACTGACTTGGATCGTTACCAAGAGGAGGGATTCTGAGTAAAGATCAGATTTAATAATGAGATTAAAGAATGGGACGAACCGGAGTAGCTACCGGTTTGACGAGGCACACCTACTCCTCTATCCCATTCTTTTTTTATTATGAAAGTGGGTGGAAAGTAGGTACGAATACGAGACGAAATAAAGTAGACGCGGAAATATGGAAAGCAGAAGTAGAAAAATATAAAGAAGCATGTCACCAATTAGGAAGAACTATCGGATGTATGGAATTAAGGCATAGTTTCATGGGATTAAAATGCTACAGTTGGTACACTGGAAATGCGCCAGATGAATTAAATATTAAAACATTTACAGATTTTGTAAAATATCTTGGAACAGATATTTATTATGTTGAGAGGCCGACCAAGGATTACGTTTCAAAATATATCCAAGATAAGCAACAGGAATTGGGTAGAGATTTGAAAATGTCGGATTTTGATAACGACATTCACGTTGCGCTGAAAGATATAATGTATTATTTCAAAAACTTTAATGAAATGAAAAGAAAACTTGGTCTTGCTGAAACTGGCACATATAGAGGGCACATTTATTCAAAAGAGGAACTAGTAGAAAAGCTCAAAGATTTTGTGGCTACAAATGGTTTTATTCCTAGCCCAAAGTTTCTGGACGAACACGGCAAAGAATATGGCCTGCCAAACAGAAAAACGTACAACAATAAAATTGGAAGCTGGAAAAAGGTGTTGCATGAATGTGGATTTGAAGACGAAATTAAAAAGTCTAACTACATATTGGATAATAATGGTAATTATGTGCTAAAACATGGAAACGCCTCGTTTTTACAAAAACTCATTCTTGAATACATTGATTTGTTTGGAAGTGTCCCGACAGTTAAACAAATTAGCCGTTACTATGGAAAAGATCTGCACAATTCTTATATAAAATTATTCGGCGGATATAACATATGTCTTGAATCCCTAGGATTAAAAATAAATTCCAAAACAGAATATACAGACGAGGAATTGGATAATGCATTTTTAGGATTTGTGAAAGAGTTTAATAGAGTTCCAACCATACAAGATTTTAATAAAACGGGCAGGCCTTCATTTTGGACTTATCAGCAACGCTTTGGAAGTTGGGCTAAAGCTTGCATTCATTACGGATACAAGCCAAATTGTAGAAAGCCAGAATATTACATGAGCGATGGCGAAAGATGTGATAGTTCTTACGAGTATGATATCTCAACGTGGTTGAAAGCTAACGGAGTTAAATACGATAGAGATGTACCATATGTTGACTTTACAAGCAATTATAGAGGAAAAATGAATTGTGATTATCGATTTATTCTTGATGATAATTCGGTATGGTATGTTGAAATGGCTGGTTTTATAAACACATATGATTTTTCAAAATTGACCAGCAGAGAAGAACAGATGTATTATTTTAAAATTAAATATAAGGAGAAATTATTTAAAGAGAATTTCTTGAATTACAAGATCATTAAGCCAAAAGACATAAAAGAGAAAACGATGAATGAACTTTTTGATTTTCTTAGAATAGAAAAAACTGCTTAGGGGGTATATTGTTATTGCTTTTTGCTTCCCTAGTCTAATGAAAGGAAGTGAAATATTTGTCAAAAGAAAAAATTACAAGAGTAAGATATTTTACTCCTGATAAAGAAAAATATATTTATGTTGAAAATTGGAAAAAATACCAAAAATACCTTCAATCTAACATTATTAAGAATAGAGACGTAAAAGATACAACGTATAAAAGATACGAGGAATTATTTCGTCATTTTCTTATGTGGCTTGGAGAGAATTATGGAGAGTTAGATTTATATTCTGACGAATTTATGGAAAACGCGGTTGATATCATGGAAGGATATATGCTATTTTGCCAAGAAGTTCTTAAAAATCACAAAAAAATTATAAATATGAAAATATCTGCCGTAAGTTCATTTTATATTTGGTCTATGAAACGTGGATTTATTAAATATCATCCTTTCGATGGAAAACTTGATAGAATGAAAAAGGCTAATGAGGAGCAGATACTGAACCATTATTTTCTAACAAATGATCAGATTGCTGAAATTCGAAAAGATCTGTACAAAACTGAAAATAGCAAATGGACTATCCAAGATCAGCTACTGTTTGAGCTTGCACTTTTTTCGGCAAATAGGCTTGGTGCCTTAGAGAGACTTAATATTTCTTCTCTTGATCTTGACAATATGGTTTTTGAGGGGATTCGTGAGAAGGAAGGCTATCGCGTAGAGGTGTCGTTTGATGATACGTGCAGAGATATGATTGAAACCTGGTTGTCAATGAGAAAAGACGACTATGATCATTTAGAATGCGATGCTCTGTTTATTCACAAATACGACGGTAAATGGAAGCCTTGGTCTAAAAATATGATTTACGAAAAAATGCAGAAGTTTGGTAAGATTATAGGATTAGACGATTTTCACACGCACTGTATGAGAAAGACCGCTATCAATAAAATTTACGAAGAAACGGGCGATCTTAATTTAGCAGCACAATGGGCTAATCACAAAAATAGTTCCGTGACTCAACAAAGTTACATCCGCCCCGTGTCGAAATCGGAGCTGCGCGCAAAATTAAAGCTGTTAAAAGTAAAACAACAAGAGCTAATCAAAGAGGCTGAATCTGAGTTTTAATTTTGACTTGTAAATAATATTTATATGTGATATATTTTAGTAAGAAAAGACAGGCAATTCCCGTTAGACGGTTTTGAGTCAATATTTGGTCGTATTGGCTAATAGAAAAACATATTAACACAACAAAAGTAACCGCTTATTGATCTGGGCGGTTATTTTTGTGCGTCAATTTATCAACAAGGTGAATACCTATTGAAAAAATAAATTAGCTGTGATAATATAACAGTATCCTAATAAGACAGTAAACAAAAAAGTGCTACCCGTATGACAAGCGGTTAGCCCAATTGAATAGTTATAAAGATAATAACCGCATCAGATTGGAGGCTGGGGCGGTTATTTTCGTTTGCCAATCGTATAGATTAAATTGGCGACTGCTGTAAGCATTATCACAAATTGAATAATCTGATCTAAAGACATAACTGCAATCCCCTCCTTTACTTCGATATTTCTTCTCGGAGAAGATGTCTATGTAAACAGAGGGTATCAGTCCCTCTGAGAGAAGGACTAACCGCCTACCACTTTAGGTAGCACTTATAATCTAATTATATCACTAGCGACATATTCTGTCAAAAATTTCCAATAAATCGAAAATATAAAGTAAACGGTTTCTGGTATACATACGATGTACTTCGGCGAATTTCGCAAGTTAGGAACCAGAAGCGGGTAAGACACTTACGCACCAATGATGACAACATTGGTTCAAGACGGCCTGTCGATTCGTTGGCAGACTTTTACTCAATAAGCATGAATGGGATACTACACAAGGCCATAAGTATCCTATTCTAAACAACTGCGCAAGTACAGCGCAAATCAGCTAGTTAGTGCTTCATGCTGATATTTGTTGCAACACCAACTACCCATATGATGACAACATATGGACTAGACGGCTCGTCACCGTCTATTTCTGTGCGAGAAGCCTGACGTCGAAAATCCTAGCTGGGATGCATACTGGCTCTGATTCTGAGTGTTCATCACGCTCTCTCGCCCTATTGACCCGTCGCCCAATTGGTTAGAGCGCACGACTGTTAATCGTGAGGTTGTGAGTTCAAGTCTCACCGGGTCAGCTAGTTAAAATTAAAAGAAAGGAGTGGAATTTTGCAATGGCATTGTCATTTCAGGATTCTGTTAATAAGCAGAAATTATTAAAAAATGTAGAAAATGAAGTGTCTACAGTGAGTTTAGATAGTGACATCGCTTTATACGAAAGCAATGCTGTGAATGTTTTAGCTGTCGATGATTTTTCGGTTAGTAATAAATACTTATGGTATGACGATTATAGTGATGACGAATTATCCACGGTTGACGCTAAAAAGAACATCACAGTAAACGAGAATCAGATTAATATTACGCAAGAATCTAATTCTCAGTTTGTTCCATTCCAGATGAATCGATACTACGACGGAATGGACTTAATGAAAATGACCATCATGGTCCATTTTGTTACGGCGCAAGGATATGAAGATAACGCGACGCCGATAAACGTAAGTTACAATAACGAAAAAATTAGGTTTGGTTGGCTAGTCAGCAAAAATGCGACCGCACACGAGGGCGATCTGCAATTTGAAATTCAGGCTATAGGTACAAACTCGAAAGGTGACGAGTATATCTGGAAAACAAAGCCGAACGGTAAACTGAACATTCTGAAGTCTCTTGCCGGAAATGGTGTTATCGAGCCGGACGAGTCATGGATCACATCTTTTCTATCTCAGGTAACTGAAAAGGTTGGAGAAGCACAGGAAGCCGCAACCCAAGCAAAGAAATACGCGAATGATGCAGCTCAGTCTGCCGCAAGTGCAGGAAATATCGTTGTTGACGCGAAGAATGAATTGGCGAGCACAGTTGACTCTTCTATTGCTTCTAAGTTGGAGCCTTACTACACTTCTGCGCAGGTTGATGAGTTGCTAAAAAATGTTGACCTGACAGATGTTTATAAAAAGATTGATGCAATCGACGGATTGGCAAAATTTAAAGTAGAATACGATTCCGTAAATAAAACAATCACGTTTTATAACGACACCACGGTTATCGAGGCGATTAAATTAAATACCGATCCATCCGCAGAATGGGTGTCATCTTATGGGCAGATCGTAGACAGCAAGATTTCGACTGCTACTACTCCGATCACCGAATCAATCAGTGAATACAAGGGAAAGGTGGATGCAGATCTTGCGGAAATTCATAAGAACATCGACGACCTTCCAGAAACACTTAAAACACGGTACTACGACAAAAATTCTGTAGATACTCTTCTTCAATCCAAAGCGAATTCTGCTGAAATCACAAGCATTTCCAGCAAAATAGACACAGTTGAACAGACTGCGAACACCAACAAAACAAGTATTTCATCTGTTGGCACAAAGGTGGCTGAATTAGAGGATCTGGTCAGAAATATTGAGACCGATCCTGGCAAAACATATAACGCAACATATAACAGCGAAGACGGGCTGTATACCCTCTACGAAATTGAAAACGAGGGAAAAGATGGTGAAGTAAGCACCGTTAAAGCCCAGTTTAAAATCGTAGGCGGAGGCGGCGGAAGCGCTACTACAAGCACTCTGAAGATTGAATATATAACCAAGTCTCCGTTCGTTGTGACGGCAAATGATAAAGCCATTATCAAATATAATTTTTCTGGATCGGACTCTTCTGGAGATGCGGTTACAGAAGGAACATATACTTGGAAAATTGGAAATAAAGTAATTGCAACTGGTACGGCGTTTAATGGCGAAAACTCTTTTGACGCAACGAATTTTATTTCCACTGGAACACAAAAGCTACTGCTTACTATTACAGATGACGCAGGCAGCTTAGTAACAAAAAGCTGGTCTGTCCAGCTGGTAGACATCCGAATTGAATCTTCTTTTAATGATAAATTGACGTACCCCATAGATGTTGTGTCGTTTGATTACACACCTTATGGTGCTATTTCAAAAGACGTTCATTTCAAAGTTGACGGCGAAGAAGTTAATAAGACTACCACTACTTCTTCCGGCATTCCTATGGCTTACAATATTCAGCCAAAAGAACATGGGGCGCATCTTGTTGAAGTATATATCACGGCGGAAATTAACGGTTCCACGGTGGAATCTAATCATATTTACAAAGATGTAATTTGGTATGACCCTAATTCCGACATTCCGGTTATCGGTTGTATTTCGAAGAATATTACCGTTCAGCAATACGACACAGAGAATATCGTTTATACTGTATATGATCCGAAGACGGAATCTCCCACTGTAACATTATATGTTGATAACAAAGAAGTTTCTACGCTTCATCTCGATTCCAATACTCAGACTTGGCAGTATAAGCCGACTGATGTAGGATCTCATGTTTTGAAGATCGTGTGCAGAGGCGTCGAAAAAATAATCAACGTTACCGTAGAAAAACTGGACATTGACATAGAGCCTGTTACCGCTGGATTACAATTCGACTTTAATCCCATCGGCAGATCGAATAACGATTCAAATAGGTTATGGGTGTACGAAGGTAATTCTGATATCAAAATGACTGTTTCTGACAACTTTGACTGGGAAAATGGCGGATATCAGCTGGATGAAAATGGCGATCAGTATTTTGGCGTAAAAGCTGGCACTACTGCTGCCATTTCCTATAATTTGTTTGCGGACGATGCCAGAAGAAACGGTAAAGAGTTTAAATTTATTTTTAAAACAGAGAACGTTGCAAAAAGCGATGCTACATTCCTAAGCTGCGAATCTGGCAGCATTGGTTTGCAGATGAACGTACACGAAGCCTATATCAAGTCAAGCGCAAAGTCTCTGTATGTTCCATATAGCGAAGAAGACATCATTGAGTGGGAATTCAATATTGACAATAGCGAATCTACTCCTATCGTAATGTCCTACGAGGACGGAACGCCTTGCAGACCGATGAGCTACACAAAGGATTATTCTTTTACGCAGGAAAATCCCGTTGGTATTACAATTGGTTCTAATGATTGCGATGTAAGAATTTATCGCATGAAAGCTTACAATAAGAGTTTAGACTCAAAAGCCATTTTGAACAATTTTATTGCAGATGCTAGAACAGCAACTGAGATGATTGATCGTTATAAAAGAAACCAGATTTACGATGAGAATCAGGCGCTTACTCCCGAGCATCTTGCAGAAGCATGTCCTGATATGAGAATTATCATGCTGGAAGCTCCACACTTTACAAATAACAAAAAGGATTTTGTAAAAAATACGTCCATTGAATGTATTTATAAAAATGGAGATCCAGTTTTGGATAACTGGAAATTTGAAAATGCTTATCACAGCGGACAAGGTACTACTTCAAACGAGTACGGTGATTCAGGAAGAAATATTGACCTTATTTGCTGTTTTGATGGAATTCATCAAGCCACAAGTAAAATTCCACTAGATCCAGATTATAAAACAATTTTAACTCTTGGAGACGGAACAAAATACGAAGATGGTACTGGTACGGTTTCATTGACTAGGACTTCTGTTCCGAATAAGTGGTTCAATGTAAAAGTGAACGTCGCCTCCTCTGAAATGGTAAATAATGCATACGGGCAGAATAGATATAACACTTATCTTCCATATTCAACTCCTGCTACTAGGAGAGATTCGAAAATTAAAAATTCTATGGAATTTGTAAACTGTGTTTTATTCATTAAAGAGAGCGATCCAGATGTATCTACGCATAGGGAATTTCAGGATTGCGAATGGCATTATTACGCACTCGGTAACATCGGAGATTCAAAAAAGACAGACGTAACAAGAGCTTATGATCCAGATGACATGAAAGAATTTTGTGTCGAAATAAGCGACAATACTCTTGCAAACTCCACATTTCAGACCGGTGTTAATAATTCAGATGGATCAATGAAATATCCAATCAGCAAATCAGAATGGGCAACCGGAAATGTTGCTTATGATGCACTTTATAATGATTGGGACGGATCATTTGAATTTAGGTATGATTGTTGCGGCGATTCTAAAGATGGTGATCCTACATCTACTGATGAAATTAAAGAACAGATTAGAGCAAATAATCGTCAGATCTGGAGAAGTTTCTATGAGTTTGTAATTACATCGAGCAATGAAGAGTTTGTGAATAATTTGAAAAATTGGTTCATTGTAGATTCTGCTACATATTTTTACTTATTCACTCTTAGATATACGATGATTGATAACAGAGCTAAGAATACATTCTGGCATTGGGCAAAACATTATATCAGCACGTCCGAAGCCGCTGAGATGGGTGATAAAGCAAAATATTATACAATTGATGATGAAGCTTCTGGGATCAATAATGGATACCGATTTGATTTCTGGGCTTATGATATGGACACTCAACTTGGAATCAATAATTCTGGCGAACTTACTATGACTTATGGCAAAGAAGACACCGACTATTGCACAGATGGTGATCCGTCTTCTGGGTATATTTTCAACGCTGCTGATTCTGTATTTTTCTGTAGGATTCGTGACCTTATGCAGAGTCAACTTCGTATCATGTATCAGACTTGTGAATCTAAAAACTGTTGGAGTGCAACATCTCTTATCAATCAGTTTGATGAAAAGCAAAATGAATGGTGTGAAGAACTATGGAGATTAGACTACGTAAGAAAATATGAACGCCCTTATAGAAAAGGTAATACACGTTTCTTAGAGCAAATGATGAACGGGAAGAAGAAGTATCAGCGCAGACAGTTTGAGCGCGATCAGGAAGTTTATATGGCAACAAAGTTTTTAGGAACTACAGCCACCTCTGATCAGATTATGTTCAGATGTAACACTCCTGTTGGAGCCGCTGTGAAACCCGATTATACTCTTCATCTTACTCCGTATTCAGATATGTATCTATCTGTTATGTTTGGAAATTCTTCGGCTAAACAGATTCGTGCTAAAGCAGGACAGACATATGATATTGCATGTCCATATGATAGCATGGACGACACAGCTGTTCTTGTATATGCGGCATCTCGTATTCAGTCTATGGGAGATGTATCTACGTGTTACATTCATGACAACGACTTCTCTAAAGCTGAAAGGCTAAAAGAGCTTATCATTGGTAACACGACTAAAGGATACTCCAATGCTTTTCTAACAAATCTTGTTATCGGGAATAATAAGCTGCTTGAAAAATTAGATATCAGAAACACCCCTAATCTTACAACTAGCTTAGATTTTTCCAAATGTCTAAATTTAAAAGAGTTGTATGCGACAGGTTCTGGATTGACTGGCGTTTTATTTGCAAATGGTGGCAAAATTCAGACTGCACTATTGCCCGACACGTTGACATCTATCAACATGCGTAGCTTAAAATATCTTAACAATTTATCCATTGCCGGATACGACAAGATTACGACGATGATTGTTGAAAATTGCAACACAATCGATTGTCTCGACATGCTGAACAAAGCTTCAAAAGTGAGCCGCGTTCGCATTATGGGGGTTGCGTGGGATTTAAGTGATACTTCTATTCTGTCTCGACTGTATAAGATGGGCGGTATTGACAAAAATGGCTACAACACCGATCGGTCTGTTCTTACGGGCAAAGTTCATGTTCCCGTTATGAGACAAAAGGAGCTGGAACGCTATAACGAGGCGTGGCCAGATCTTGTGATTACTTACAACACACTTGTTGAACAGTTCGCTGTAACATTTAAAAATGATAACGGAGACATTCTTGACGTTCAATATGTTGATAAAGGCTCAAAGCCGGTGGACCCTATTTCACGAGAAGAAAATCCTATTAGCACTCCTACAAAGGAAAGCAGCGTAGAATTTGATTTTACATTTAATGGATGGGATTCAAATTTAGTTGCAGTTTTCCAAGATCTTGTTTATACGGCAACGTACACATCTTCTATTCGCAGATATACCATTCGGTACATGAACAATACACAGGTACTAAAAGAGACAACGAGCGAATATGGAACTGTTGTGTTGTACGATGGTGATATTCCTACTTACACATCGGAAGAGGCAGCTTTTAAATACTATTTGTTTAAAGGCTGGGATAAATCTGGTCTTGTAGATGGAGATAAGGATATTAAGGCGGTGTATGACTCATTCGAATACTCTACGGGATATTTTGATGGCAAAGAACTAAATCAACTTCGTCCTGTTGAGCTGTACGCTATGCTGAAAGTCGGTGTAGAATCAAATTATTTATCCGCAAAAGATTCTTTAACTATACAGCTCGGAAACGATTATTCTTACGCAGACGTAACAGAGAATATTCTGATCGATTCCAAAACAGAATTTACGGGTAAAAATTACGTTGATACCGGTGTAAAACTCTTCGACGAAGATCGTGATTTTGTGTTGGCGATTGATTACAAGTTTTCGAACAATTCTAAGAATACGAATGTGTTGGCACAATGTTTCCAGGCGGACGGAATGAACGGATTCCGGCTATGGTATAACGATGGAATTAAGGCGGCGTGGGGAACTGCTGCTACTTCTGCCGGTACCGTAGAAAATAGAGAAATTCTTGTCGTAAGACATAAAAAGGGAGACAACTCTCTCTATATTTACAACTCTAACCTGATTGGAGACGGCGATGCTCCTACAGTTGTTGAATTAAGTAAAACGAGGTCTACTCTTGCAGATTCCACTCTAGTTTTTGGTTGCGCCAAAGCAGATGATGGTGCTTATGAAAACTACGGTCTTGGAACAATTTACTGGTCAAAACTATGGTATTTTGATCTTGGTGAGGATGCTTGTAAAAACATTGCAATGTGGCCGCATGAAGATTTGAAGTTGGAGATTTCTGGATTCAAGAAATATTATCTTAGTAATAATAGCGGAAAAAGATCGTCTCTGACACTTCTAGCTTCTCAGCTGTTATCCGTTTCGAAGTCTATTGGTCGCAGCACGTCGAACACCGGAGGGTGGAATGCGTCGATTCTTAAATCATTCTTAGACTCCAGATTGTTAAGGGCTGTTCCTGTTCAATGGAGACAACTTATTAAGCAAGTCAAAGTAAACTCTTCTGTTGGCAATATGTCTACGGAGATAGGCAGCGCTGACAGTTATATTTATATTCCCTGTGCTATAGAGTTGAATCCTACTATGACAGAAGAGCCGTACTGCTACGAAGGATCTGGAATCGAATATTTTACCACAAACGCATCCAGAATATGTACGACTGAGGACGGCGTTGCGCATGAATATCTTACAAGATCTCCAAACGCAAGCTACACGGATTATTACTACCATGTTCAAGAAACTGGTTCTATGTATGGCTATTATTACGCATATAATCAGGCATATCTAAGAATTATGTTTTCAATCTAAAATATCGGAGAGTCGCAATTTGGTTTGCGGCTCTCTTCTTATACGAGGAGGTCGCATTGTTTTACAAAGTAATGCAAAACGGAAAGGTCGTAGATATTTTAGATAGGCTTGTCTTTTTAAAATTCCAACCGAAACACAATATTATGGTTCATTGCGATGAAGACAATGCGCAGGCAATCTTATCTTCAAACCAAAATACTATTTGGCACGTAGATACTTTACGCAAAACTTCTCGCGAATTCGAAACTGTATCTTTGGTTGAAATCACAAAAACAGAATACGAGCAGTTAAAAGCGTTGAACGGAAAAACTCCGCAGGAGATTATTGATGCTTACACTTTATCACTGCTAGAAAGCGGGTTGCTATGACAGAATTTATCGAAAGCTTAAAGCGTTTGTATAAAGATCGGATGATAGCAGACGCAGTTTTAAAAAGACTTTTAGAATCAAAAAAAATATCTAATGACGAATTAAATTATATCAAAGGAAAGGAGGAATAAACGGAATGTATACAATTTTAGTTACAACTAATAACGAAGCCATTGTTAGCACACCGGATCAGCGAATTATGCAGCGCAGCAAATTAGTGGATACACTTCATATTCTTGTAGCTCCTACATACAACGGAATCAGCATGTCTGATTGCACTGTTTTGATGGAATACAAATTGCCAGTAAGTCAAGAAGCTCGTTCCGAAATTCTCTCTCTTTCCGACGAACTGTATAAAGAAAATCTGGAATATACACTGCCTCTTGATACCTATCTTACAAAGGAAGCTGGTAATGTTGAGATCCAACTTACTTTTCTAAAAAATGAGATGAATGCAGACGGCAGTATTACTCAGTATTCAAGAAAAATCAGCCCTTGTTTTTTGAATATTATTCCAGTTGCCGCATGGAGCAATATGGTTCCAGATGCGGAACTTGCAGCAATTGATCAGCGAATTTTAAAACTTGATGCAATTGCGAATCAGTTGGCTGATACACAAGACGCTGTTATTGATACAAAAGCTGACGACATCTCCTACGAGGGCAACACTATTCAGCTGCTTGCAAATGGCAAAAAGATTGGCACGAGTCATATTCTTGATCAGCAGAAAGAATTTGAAGTAGTTGAATTCGGTGGCAATTCCGACGCCGATTCGGATGACGACGATTATACGTTGGTTGAATTTTAATTGGAGGGTGGTCGTATGGCAAAGAAAAAATACAAGCTTGGTTGGGGTGATGAAAGTAAAATCTCTTCTGCCATTAGCAGCGGATTGCTAGATGGCGGCGATCTCGTTGTTACGAAAGATACTAAGCGAATCGCATTTATCGATCCAAGCACTGAATCAATACACTTTTTAAAAAGCAAACTACTCTCTTTTGATTCTGTTCAGGACGCAAAGGATTATGCCGCGTCCGACAAGTCAGCATATGCAGGTGAATTGATCGCCGTGTTAGTCGGCGGAAAACAGAAAACATATAGACTACAGGCTGCAGAGTCCGGCTATACGATTGAAGACATAGAGTCCGGAACTTCCGGTTCAAAACAGTATGTACAGGTTTCTGACGCATTCCCCACTTCCGGACAGGAAGAAGGCGTAATCTACATTGTCGGTTCTGTTGGCAAAATTTGGACTGGATCGGAATGGAAAGTAATCTTTGAGGATGTTTCTTCTATTGAAGAAAAATTAGACAAGAAGGCAAACGTTGAGAATCCAGACTTCACAGGCATTCTTTCTGTAAACGGCGAAGAAGTCGCCCTGAAATCCTACGTCGAGAAACTGGTAGCCGGTGTTTCATCCTTCACGACTGGGAAAGTCAATTTAACAGATGGGTTGCCATTGACCGGATATAAAGCTGGGCAAATCTGGTATATTACAGAAGATGGAACATATGCAGGACAGAAATGCGAATCCGGCGATTTGATTATTTGTGTAAATGATTGCAAAGATGCGTATTCTGATGACGATTTCGTTGTAGTTCAGGGCAATATTGATGGTGCGGTTACTGGCGCAAAGTCTTCTGCCGATGGCGAACTGGTTATCTTTTCAGGCGTATCCGGAAAATCAATTAAAAATTCCGGAATCAACGTTGACGCACTGGAAGACGCAATCAATAAAGCGCATGAACATGCAAATAAAGATATTCTCGACTCCTTTACAAAAACGCAGGATGAGATCCTTCAGGAGTCTGAAGATACTATTAGTGCCGTATACGAAGAAGTTTGCAATAGACTGATTCATACTGAGCCATATGCGGAAGGAAACTATCTATACGCAAATGGCCATGGTCTAACTGTTGAATCTGTAGATGAAAATACAAATAAGGCGATTTATTATCTCAGTGGTCAGAAAAAAGAGATCACGTTTAAAACTGGCGGCGTAATTATTGGCGGCGCCAAGAATGACAATTGCCACTCCTCTTCTATTGTCATGAATAGTGGAAACGTGGCGATTATTCATGGTGGATCTTATGGTGACGGCGACGTTGCAGACGTCAACATCGTTGTGAACGGTGGAACTTTAGAGGCGATTTACGGCGGCGGTATGCCACAAGTAAAAGAATCTGGTTATGCGAACCATGTTGGGCACGCCAGAATTATCGTAAATAATGTGTCTGGAACCCCTCAGATTTTTGGCGGCGGATATTCGTATTCCACTGTCGGAACGTCTGAAATCATTGTGAACAACGGCAATTTTACATATATTACCGCTGGCGGTTCTAACGGGTATACTTCTGATTCTTCTGTTGAAGTGAATGGCGGAACTGTACAGTGCGTACAAGGCGTTAATCGTGGAATTGTTGGACGGGCAAAAATCACGATCAATGCAGGAACAATAACTGCCGTATACGCAGGCGTTGAACCTGGAGGTGAAGCTACCGGATCGTTCGGACACACAGAGTTACATCTTAATGGTGGAACTATTCAAAAACTGAGCAAAGGATTAAATAATTCAGAAGACTACGATGCTTCTACTCATGTTTCTGGCGAATACAGGGCGAACGTCGTAGATGCGGAATCTGCTCAAGCCCTTGGATTGAACCTTGCAACTCAGATTGTGCGAAGCGACGTAGAAACCGCTAAAACCGAAGCCGTTGACGAGGCGAAAAAGTATGTTGACTCTGCTATCACTTTAATTGAATTTTAAGCGAGGTGCACATGGCAGATAGAGTTATTTCTGTGATTGGCACTGTGGCAAATAAGTTGCCGGATTTGCCAATCAAAGACGGACAAATTATTTTTGTAAAAGACAAGAAAAAGGTTGCGCTTGACCTAAATGGGAAGAGAACCTTTTATAACGAAATCGTTACATTTGAAGAAGATCAAGAACGTTTGGATTTACTAGCGCCCATCAATGGGTGCTTTTATTTTGTCATAAAAACTGCCGTTCTTTGGTTTTATCAAGACAAATGGATACAGGTAACTACTGCGCCGGAAGAAGTTGTTTTCTTTGGTACGGAAGTTCCTGAATTGGGTAAGGCAAACACCTTATATGTAAACAAAAGAAAACGAAATATTTCTGTTTGGGACGAAAATACCAGCTCTTACATAATCGTTGGAGAGGCGGCTGATCTCGTCACAAATGAGGATATTGATAAATTATTTTAAAGGGGAATTTAAACTACATGGCTGAAACAATTAAGAAATATGTAGACCAAGCTGCTCTGGAGCACTTAATTGAGAAGTTAGGCGTTAGAGAAGATCAAAAGGACGCCACAGTATTAGCTTCTGCGAAAACCTATGCTAATGGTCTGGCTGACAATTACGATCCTGCTGGCAAAGCGGCTGAACTCGTAAAGGCTCTGGAAGATGGCCAGGTCAAACTGAATAAGGAAGCTATTGCAAAGCTGGATGGCGGCGCAGATGTCGAAGGCTCTGTAAAGAAACAGATTGAAGATGCTAAAACCGCTCTGCGTAAAGAGATTACAGCTAGTGGATATGACGATAGTGCTCTGAAGAGCCGTATTTCTGCTAACGAAACTGCTATTGCTACTCTGAACGGAACTGGTGCAGGATCTGTTTCTAAGACTGTGGCTGACGCTATTGCTGGCATCGTTGCGGAAGCACCGGAATCTTTTGATACATTAAAAGAGATCGCTGATTGGATTTCTGGTCACAGCAGTGACGCTGCGACTATGAACAGCAGCATCAAGGCTAATAAGGCATCTATCGACGCTCTTGCTGCATTAGTTGGAACACTGCCTGAAGGAGAAGATTCCAAGACCATCATCGAATATATCGATAAGAAGGTTAATAACGTAGACTTCTCTGCTGCAATCGCAACTGCAAAACAGGAAGCGATCACAGCTGCCGCTACCGATGCAACAACCAAAGCTGGACAGGCTCTCACCGATGCTAAGGCTTATGCCGACGGATTAGCAAAGAATTATGCAACCGCAGCACAGGGTAAGAAAGCAGATGACGCTCTGCAGAAGGCTGATATTGAGACTGGCTCTACAAATGGTTCTGTTTCCGTAAAAGGAACAGACGTTCCCATCAAGGGTCTTGGAAGTGCTGCGTTTACTCCTGCAACCGACTATGAAAAGGCTGGCGCTGTAGCCGCTCTGGAAGCAGGACAGGTCGCAACTAACAAAACTAATATTGCAACCAATGCCTCTGATATCACTGCTGCAAAAGCAAGAATTCAGGCTCTCGAAGATGTCAAGTATACCGCCATCACAAACGAAGAAATTGATGGTTACTTCGCCGCTAAGAAAGAGTGATACAATGTGATCTATCCGGTGGGGCCTTAGTGCCCCGCTGATATTAGGAGGGGACACCGTGGAAAGAAAATATCTGGACTTAGATGGTCTGAAACGGGTCATTGAGAATAGCAAAGACCTGTTTTCCGAAAATGGACATATCCATAATACCTCCGATATTGCAAACTTAGATAATATCTTAAATTCTCTAGCAGAAAAACAGTCATATGCTGGAATTGTTAATTTCCCCTCTGTTGGGAAGCCCGGCAATGTGTATATAGATACTCTGGCAAACAAGACTTATCGATGGGATGATGAAAATTTAAAATATTATTGCATTGGTAGTGATTATAACGATATCAACTTGATTGTATGCGGAGACTCTACGAGCGTGTAGAGTTTCTTTTTATTTGGAGGACACATGGCAAACAATACATTGAATACTCGTATTATTCTATGTAATGATACATCATTAAATTGGAGCACATCGGAGAAAGTTCTCTTAAAGGGAGAACTTGGTATCGAATTAACCGATGGCGTACCAAAGGTGAAGATTGGTGACGGCGTAAATAAGTATGTAGATCTTGCTTATATTACCATGACACCGGCTGAAATTACTGCGGCTATTAGTGCGGCAGTCGAGGGTGCAAAACACACTCACGGTAATAAGGACATTTTGGATGCTACCACCGCATCTTTTACTACCGCCTTATTAAATAAGTTAAATGGAATTGCACCTGGCGCTGAAGTGAACCAGAATGCTTTTAGCAAGGTTTTAGTTGGCAGTACAACCGTAGAAGCTGACACCAAAACCGACACATTAACACTGGCCGCTGGTTCTAACGTGTCTATCACACCAGACGCAACAAACGACAAGATCACAATCGGCGTCGCCGATGGAACCACTGCCGCAAAAGGCGTTGTACAGCTTACAGATAGCACATCTTCTACCTCTACTACAACCGCCGCCACACCCAACAGCGTTAAGAGCGCATATGATTTGGCAAACGCAGCAAAAACAGCCGCTGCAAACGCTAAGAGTGCTGCGGATAGCAAGGTTGCAAGTGTATCTCTGGCAACCGGCACAAACAACGGTACTTTAAAATTAACTGTCAATGGTACGGCAACAGACAACATTGCAGTGAAAGGATTGGGTTCTGCTGCGTATACAAATTCCAATGCGTATGCGACTGCTGCACAGGGCACAAAAGCAGATAATGCAATGCCTAAAGCCGGCGGAACATTTACCGGAGCGGTAACTCTGAGTGCTGATCCTACTGCGAATTTAGGCGCTGCAACAAAACAGTATGTAGACACTCAGATCACAAATAAAATTTCAGCGTCTGATGCAATGGTATTTAAAGGCACTTTGGGCACAAACGGAACTGTGACTGCTGTTCCGACAACAAATGTCGTAAAGGGTGATACATATAAAATTATCACTGCTGGCACTTTTGCGGGTTCTGCATGTAAAGTTGGCGACCTGATTATTGCGCTTGCAAGTGGAAACGTTGAAGCGAACACCGATAACTGGGCATACGTTCCTTCTGGTAACGAAAATGAAACCACGATTAAATACAGCACTACTACTCAGAATTTGACAACGTCTGCTCAGACTGGCAGTATCACTCTGGGTGAGGCTGCTACGAAACAGGTTGACACCACAGTAGCTTCTGGATCTACAAAGCTGCCTACAACTGGTGCGGTTGCGTCTTATGTTGATGGTAAAATTTCTGGCGTCAACACCACGATTACCAACCACAAGAATGACGCCACTTCCCATATTACAGCTGCGGAAAGAACAAAGTGGAATGCTGCTCAGGCAAACCAGAATGCATTTAGCAGTGTTAAAGTTGGAGATAAGACCGTAGCGGCAGATTCTACTACCGACACTTTAACACTCGAAGCTGGAGCGAATGTAACAATTACTCCGGACGCAGATAATGATAAAATCACCATTGCGGCAAAAGATACGACTTATACTGGCGGAACCGGAATTACCGTTTCTGGAACAGCAATTAACCACTCTAACTCTGTTGCCGCTGGAACAGCTGCCGGAGATGCGAATAAGACCTTAGCATTTGGCGGAACATTCACAATCCCGAGCGTTTCTTATGATGCTCAGGGCCATATCACCGGCAAGGGCAGCACAACTATGACCATGCCTGCAACTCCTACCACTGTTCCTGGAAATGCAGGAAGCGCAACCAAGTTGCAGACAGCTCGCAAGGTTGACGGCGTTGCGTTCGATGGTGCCGCAGATATCAGTCATTTTGGAACATGTTCTACTGCTGCTGCAACCGCCGCAAAAACAGTTTCTCTGACTGGATTTAACCTGGTTGCTGGCGCAAGAGTAATGGTTAAGTTTACTGTTACTAACACTGCTGCCAACCCGACATTAAATATAAATGGTGCTGGCGCGAAGAGTATTTTCTATCGTGGATCTGCAATTGCCGCAGGATATCTTGCAGCTGGACGCGTTTATGAGTTCGTTTATGACGGAACGAATTTCGAGTTCGTTGGCGATATCAATGTAGATACCAACACTGACACTAAGGTTACAAATACTCTTAACCCAACCGCAAAAGCTTATGTAACTGGTACTACTTCTGCGACGACAAATACTGGATCTCAGGTATTTGACACAGGCGTATATCTGGATACAGAGGCAGGCGCTTTGGTTGCTACAAAGTTCAAAGGATCGCTTGATGGCAAAGCAACATCCGCTGGCACTGCTGATAAAGCTACGAATGCTACAACAGCGGCAAAACTGGGAACAAATGCCGGTTCTGCAACTCAGCCCGTTTATTTTGCTAATGGCGTGCCTGTTGTGGCAAACGTGTCTACGGACTATGTTGTTCAGGGTGTTAATACTCTGATTTTAAACGGCGGAGGAGCTTGATACAGCTTCTCCTTTTGATTGGAGGATGCTGTAAATGGCTAACAAAATTTTAGACGTTATTCATGTGCAAAAACATGATACAGAGTCTAATTGGACTAAGATAAATCCAGTTTTGATGTCTGGCGAATTAGGATTCACCACAGACGGAGCAAATGCTGGAAAACACAAAGTAGGAGATGGCGCATCTAAATGGACTGCCCTCTCCTACGCAAAAGCGGAGCTGGATGCTACCGCTATGACTGACACCGAAATCAAAGATGTTTTCAGTGCAGTCTTTAAATAAATGGAGAGGTGACTCTCCTATGCCGCCATAGCGTAATCGGCAACGCAACTGATTTGTAATCAGTGGACTACGGGTTCGAGTCCTGTTGGCGGCTCGTATACGCAGCGTTCCCATAATTGGCATTGGAGCGGGTTGCTATCCCGTCGGTCGTTATTACGGCTTATAAGTTCGAATCTTATACGCTGCGCCACGCCGCAAATCCGGCTGGATGAGGAAGCAGTCTTGAAAACTGTGGGCTGTAAAAGGCTTTGGGGTTCGAGTCCCTATTGCGGCGCTGAAAGAGTCGTTTCATTGGAAAAGATGAGGCTCTTAAATGCTAGCGTAAAAAAATAATATAAACGTATTTAGAAGAGTGTACATTGCGCTACTACTCTTCTTTTTTATTGGAATTAAAAGGAGGTGGTCGTTGATTTGGCTACAGTGAAAGATGATCAGCCTGTGAAATTGACGGCTGCACAATTAAAAAGAAAAGTTGAAACACTAGACGAAAAGGTTAAATCTTTGAAGGCTGGTGCATGGTGTTATCTGTGCGACAGCCACAAAATAAAAGATAGTTTCTATTCCAGTACAGACCCAATGAGTAAAAGCGGATTAACACCTATTTGCAAGGAATGCGCCAGAAAAATTGCTTTACGCGTAGTCAATGGCAAAGAACAGGGAGCTACAAAAGATTCCGTTCGACTAGCTCTTAGATATCTGAACAAACCATTTCTTGAAAGAGTATGGGATTCAAGTATTCAGGAGGTAGAAAATCTTGCATCTGGAAAGGTGAAGTCGAATGTTTGGGCGGCCTATATACGCCAGATTTCTATGCCAAATTATATCGGAATGACCTATTTTGATTCCGATGGTTTAACATCGAACGAATCAAATAACGAAAGTTCAAGTAACGACATAACAGCGGATGAACTCGTTGAATCTCACGTTGGAATGGATACATATGATAGTTTTTTAAAAAACAAAAACGACGTTATCAGACTGCTTAATTACGACCCGTTCGAAAAGGAAGACGTAATTGATCAGCCTTTTCTGTATTCTCAGCTATTGGGCCTGCTGGATTCTGGTGAGGACGGCAACGAGGATATGATGCGCACGTCTTCAGCTATTTCAATTGTTCGTGGATTTTTACAGTTGGCAAAAATAGATGACAACATAGCAAAGCTGATGTCTGACATTAACAATATCGGAACAAATTCGGCGACAATAAAATCATTACAGGAAAGCAAGGCAAAAATCACATCTGTAATTACAAGTCTTGCGCAAGATAGCTGTATTTCCTTAAAGCATAACAAAAATGCAAAAAAAGGTGAAAACACATGGACTGGTAAGATCAAAAAAATAAAAGAACTCAACCTTAGAGAAGGCGAAGTTAATGGTTTTGACATGGAAACATGTAAAGCCATGAGACAGGTCATGGATCTTAGTAACGCTTCTATTATGAAAACGCTTAATCTGGATGAATCAGAGTGGTCTGATATGGTAGCGGAACAAAGAAAAATGATTACCGATTTACAGTATAAATTGGATAAATACATAGAAATATCCCGTATTTTGCTGAGGGAGAATCTTGATATAAAAGACTACCTAAGGGATAATAGCGTTTCTTTGAATATGAATCTAGTGAATCTCAACGATTTGTATTCGTGTTTCTCAGAGCTGGAACATGATGATCAATTCGAGGAATGCGACACGTCAGAGGAGGTGCCGCCCGATGAGATTTAAGGATATAGATGATTCTTTAGGTTTAATCAACTACGACGATCAATGTATCCAAGAAGACATCGTTTATGTAAAACCAGGGGTTTATGCAATGTCCACCCGGAAAATAGAAGCATTGGTTAAAATAGCGCATTTGCAGAAATATTATCAATGCAACCCCGTTAGATTCATCAACGATTTTTTCAACATAGAACTGCTCGATGCACAGGCATGGATTGTTCAGCAAAGCTGGACATGCCCAAACGTTTTACTTGTGTGCAGCCGTGGATTTGGTAAATCAACTCTGATTGACATTATTATTATGTCAAAGGATATGCTATTCAATAATTATTGGACCTATATTGCTTCTGGTTCAGGTAGTCAGGCAGAGCAAACCTTTACTACTTTGGAGCGACTTGCAAATGATAATATTGATACAATGATGGGTTCTACGGGATATATATTTAAATCCGAAGTTGAAATAAAAAACGCAGCCGGTGATGGATTTTCACATGGAAGCAACGGGTTTTCATATTCGACTTATAATGGAAGTTTTACGCAGACGTTGAATTCCAACGTTGATAAAAAACGTGGAATGCGTGGTAACGTAATTTTTGATGAATGCGGATTCCTTTCGGACGAAATGATGTCCGTGTATTCCGCTTTCGCAATCGTAAATAAGAGTTTTAAATCCGGTAAAGATCGAGATGGGAATCGTATTGACGAAATACGATTAAGAGCTATTCCAAAAGAAATACCAAACCAAAAATTCTACATATCTTCTGCTTCAGATACATCTACGAAATACTATTCTTTGTACAGAGAATTTTCAAAGAGAATGTTGATGGGCGACAAGGATTATTTTGTTGCCAACATAACTTGCGAAATTCCTCTGCGTCCTACAATTCACGGACAGGTCATGGCTCCGCTTTTTGAAAAATCCACTATTGACTCCGATATGAAAACAAATCCAGAAAAGGCAAGACGCGAGTATTATTGTGAGTTTACTACTGATGCTGGCAGCGATGCCATTATTAGGCGTGGAGTTATCACTAGAAATGAGGAGGTCAGGAAGCCACTCCTTTACAACGATACCGGTGATAAAAAGTTCGTTATTGCATACGACCCAGCACGAAGTCGAGACAATTCGGTTATTTTAGTCGGACAATTGTATGATTTTGAGCAAGTAGACGGAAGCAAGGATATACGCCTAAGATTGGTCAACTGTATAAATTTAATTGACGTTGGAAAGAAAATTAAATCACCCATGCAGACTCCTGACCAGATTGAGTATTTGAAAAAGGTAATATTGGACTATAATGCCGGAGCTGACGCATATGGAAACATTGTTGGCGTATATATCGATGCTGGTTCTGGTGGATCTGGAGTTAATATTGCGGATTACTTAATGCCGGATTGGACAGATTCCGCCGGTATTGTTCATAGAGGACTGATCGATAAAGAGTATTCTGCTGAATATATTAAAAAATTCCCTAATGCAGTAGACAAGATTCGTCTTATGTCTCCTGCCGGTTATAAGTCGGAAATGTATGAGGCAATGATTGAATTGATGAATCAGGATAAAATCAGTTTTACGGCTCAATATGATCATAAGGGATATTTAACAGTTTTTGATCTTGACGAAACAAAATTAACAAAAGAAAAAGAAAAAATTTCTGCCGAACTTAGAAAACAAAAACTTAATGAAAAGGAGTTTGAAGCTAAGCTGAACGAGGAATTAGGTAAAATTGAGTCCGTCAAAACAAAAACTGTAAAGCTCGATTGGCAAGATGAAATTGCGCTTGCAAATATTGACGCCCTAAAAGAAGAGCTTGTAAATATGGTTCGTAAGAAAAGGGATTCTGGTAAGGATTCATTCGAACTTACACCAGAGAAAGCCAATAAACTTCATGACGACCGTTCATACACGGCAAGCATGGTATCTTACGCTCTCATGTGTGAGCGCAGAAAAGCCATTGTTCAAAAGAAAAAAGTAACTCAGGACAACAAATCTTTTGTCAATCGACTTCCCATTCGTCAGCCGTCTCATAATTCTTCGTTTCTAAAAAAATCGATTTAGTTTTTCAATGGATAAAATTCAATTTAATAAAAAGGAGGTGTTTCATATATAAATGCCACAAACAAAAAAAGAGATGTCTGAAACATCTCCTGAAAATGCTGTTTCTAAAAAGCGAACTACTGCTGCGGAGCGAAAACAATTTATGGAAAAGTACGAACAGCAAAAGCGGAAGACCACGAAAAGTAATCAGGCGTTCAAACAAGTTCGGGACGTAACCAAAACGGTTCGGCAAACAACAATTAGTTCGTATAATAAGCAAAATGTTATTACATATCTTCAAAATATCGACAGCTACGAATCTGAGCTTCGTGGACTTTCTCGCTACCTTTTTTATCGTTCTCAGGTGTATTTTAGATTGATCATGTATAACGCCACGATGTTTGATTTAAACTCCCGCTACGTCGTTCCTGCTTACGATCCAACCGCCGATAATGATAAAGATTCAATTCTTAAATCGTACTTTGAAACATTGCAAGTTTTGGATAAGATGGATTTGCAAAACAGCCTGTTGCCGATGCGTATAAACAATTTCATAGAAGATGTTTTTTATGGATGCTGTTGGCTTGACGACACTGGAATTTTCATTTTAAAAATTCCACCAGAATATTGCAAAATTTCCGGCAAATATTTTACTGGCGATTTCTCGTTTAGCGTGGACATGAGTAATTATAAAAAGCTCGAGGATGTTCTTGAATTTTTGGGAGATCCACTGTTGTCAATGTATAAAGCGTATGGAGGAAATAGTAAAAACAAATGGCAGTCAATGCCAGATGAATATGCTTTGTGCACTAAATCCAGAATGGAATCGTGGGAAACTGTTGTTCCTATTTACAGCGGACTATTCATTGATTTAATTGGTTTGTTAAACTTGGCTGATGTACAGGCGGTCGCCGATGAACAGCAGATTTATAAATTGATTACAGCTACTATTCCGACGATTTCTGGAGCAAAAGATCCAGATGAGTGGGCGGTCAATATTGATCTTGCCGTCGATTATTATAATAAGCTAGTTGACGGTTTGCCTGATTATGTTGGAGCCGCAATTACTCCTATTCCGCTCGATACTATTTCTTTTTCGGACGATCAATCTACCGATACAACAAAAGTTCAGAAAGCAACGAAAGAACTCTTAAATACATCTGGCGGATCTCAGATACTTAATTCGGCTTCTTTAAGTAACGCAGAAGAAGTTCGTTCCGCTAATAAAGCTGATAGCGTTTTTGCGATCACAGCTTTGTTAGGACAAATTCAAGGATGGGTAAACAGGATGCTATCGTATCATGTTTCGAATCCTGCCAAGGTTAAATTCTTTAATGTGTCCACTTACACCAGAGATGCTTTTAAGGAGTCTATGCAAAAAGATTTGCAATACGGTTATCCGAACATCCTGGCTATCAATAGTTTAAATGGAATGAGCGAACTCGATACGTTGTCCATGAATTTCTTAGAAAACGACGTGCTTGGTTTGACAGAAAAATTCAAACCATTGACTTCTGCTGCAACTGTGTCCCATACGGATGGAGATGGAGCACCTACTAAAAGTGATACAAAAATTAGTGGAGATGGCGAGGCTAGTCGAGAGAAGCGTGATAACAACACATAACGAGGATATATTGGATGCGTGAAAATTTTATAAAAACGTTTGATAAAACTACCTCCGAGAAATTGTTATCCCTCGGATTCCAGAAGGTAGACGAATCAAATGGAATCTACACATTTTTGAATAATAAGACACTACTTTTCTCTAATGATGTAGACGAGTCAAAAATATTATATAGCAATATGCTTACTTTTTAGCCGCTCTCCTAACCGAAGCGGTTTTATTTTATGTAAAAAAAATAAAATTTCAATAGAAAGGAGGAGGTGATCAAATAAATGTCCATTATTAATAAGCGAATTTTAACTGAAGATGATCTACTGATGTTCTGTCAAGAGCAGAAGTTTACGAAATTTAATTCGGAAGACACTGGGTATCAGTTGGCGCTGAAAGTGCCAACCACTTTTGAAATTGACGACGCTGTAGACGATAGCCATCGTGGAATGATGAAGTTAAAAATCAGAATATTTCACACTGGACTTAATCGAAATAAAAGTTATGTTTCGAAGGCATCGGCTGAAAAGGCAATGAACACCATTGCAGATAGACCTGTATTGGCTGCTATTCATCAGCTTGACGATGGAACATGGGATTTCAAAGGGCATGAAGTGGAAATTGTTAAAAACGATAAAGGAAAGGAAGAGTTGAGATATATTGAATCTCAGGTTGGTTCTTTTTCTTCTACTCCCGCCTTTTGGGAACACGACGATGATTTGGACAAAGATTATGTATGCGCTTACGCCTATGTGAGCGAAAACTATACAAAGACATGCGAAATTATTCGTGCTAAACAGGGAACAAAGAACAGCTGCGAACTTTTCATCAATGATTTATCGTACAACGCCAAGGAAAAATACCTTGAATTAAACGACTTTTATGTAAACGGCTCTACGCTGCTAGGAAGTGAAGATGATGGTACGGAAATCAGAGAGGGAATGGAAGGCTCTCGTGCAGATATTGTTGATTTTAGTGTAGAAAACAATTCGATTAAATATGATCGAGATGAAAAATTGATTGAAGTCTTAGAAAATCTTAATAAGGCTATTTCCAATTTTGATAGCAAACCAAATTATTTTCAGGAAAAAACAAAGAAAGGAGGTAACGAAATCAAGATGAAAAAGTTTGAAGAACTTCTTGATAAATACGGGAAAACCGCTGAAGATGTAACGTTTGATTATGAAGGAATGTCAGACGCTGAACTTGAAGAGAAATTTATGGAAATGTTTGGATCTGATAATGCGGACCAAACCGGAATCAACTCGAATAATAACGTTAAGGAGGGCGGTGAGTCTCAGCAATATGAAAATCTTGTTCGTACCTACGAGATTTCTCATGAGGATGTAAGATACGCTCTTTATAAGTTGCTGGCTCCGTTTGAAGATGCAGATAATGAATATTACTACATATCAAATGTGTACGATTCTTATTTTGTGTATGAAGGATATTGTGTAGATAAAATCTATCGTCAGAATTATATAAAAGATGAAGACAGCGTCGAATTTGAAGGCGAACGAATTGAATTATTCCGGGAATTATTGACTGCAAGTGAAAAGGCAGAATTAGAATCTATGCGTTCTAATTATGCAGAATTAAAATCGTTTAAAGATGTCACTGAAGACAACGCGCGTCGCGCTAAAAAAGAGGACATTATCAACGCAAAAAAATATTCTGTTTTATCCAAAAAGGATTCGAATGGAAATTATATGAACGCAGATTTTGCGGAATTAGTTGCGTCTATGAACGATTATTCTGTTGAAGAATTTGAAACAAAAGTAAAGGTTCTGCATTCTGATTTTATGGCTGAACACTCTTCTTTCGCCGCAAAAGAAACTCAGATTGAGAAGCCCACAGCGTCTAAGAAGCTGTTTACCAATCCAGAGTCTAAAAACACCAAAACAAGTAGATACGGAAAATTATTTTCTGAATAAAATCTAGTTAATCACAAAGACAAGACTGCTTCGGCAGTCTTTTTATTATGTCCAAACAATTATAAGGAGGATTAAACAATATGGCTATTCGAATGAATATTGAGCAGCATCATGTCTGCTTCCCGACCAAGGTTCTTTCTGACAAGGTTGGCAGAGTTTTAAACATGGTTATCAACAAAGATACAGATAACGGTACTGTTTGTGGAAAGGGCAAGTATGTAAGTTTCGATCAGTATGAAGTTGCTGATGCACCTGCTGCTTTTGAGGGAGTAATTCTTGAGCAGGCTTCTGATGGAAATTGGTATGTAGAAGTAAAGAAGGTAGATCCGAACGAACCCGCTATTTTAATTTATGAGGTTCCTGAAATTGCCGAGAACTACAATCATATGTTCACCAAGACTTCTAACTTTTTCAATGAAGCTTCTGCCGCTAGAACGAAGACGGTTAGAGGATTAGTTCTTGGAGTAACCGATGTGTATGAACTGAGCGAAGACGCTTTCGATGGTACACCCGAAGCGGGCAAGAAAGTAACAATCGAGGCTGGAAGCCAGAAGCACAAAATTGGCGAGTAAGGAAGGAGGTAATATATGAAAACTATGAATTTTAGCGCACATATTATGAATGTGTTTACAGAAATGAAGACTTCCTATGATGAAGTTAAAAATTTAATGTTTGATTTATACAGAGGGGAGCTTGAGGATGGTCTTTCCAAGAGAGCTGCTGAGGACAAGCTCCGCGAACTGAATCGGAAAATCTTCGGATTAACAAAAGATTCTTCTCTGAGAGAACGTAAAAGAGCATACGAAAATTATGGTCGTCAGTTCTTCGATGTGATCGAGGAAGTAACTGACTGGACTGTTACAACCGGTCTGAAAGAAAATGAATGGTTTAATGTTCTGGTTAATTACAAGAATAGAAAAGTCGGTGATGATAACATCTTCTATCAGGAACACGATGAAGTAATTCTGTCCGTTGCAAGAATGGGTAAGAGACATCATGACACGATGCTCCAGAGATTGCCTGAAGGAACCACCTACTCCGTTGAAACCGACGTTTATGGTGCAGCAGTCGGCGCAGATATCGATAGATATTTGATCGGTCAGGAAGACTGGACAAAGTTAATTGACGCCATTACAAATGCATTTGTTGTTATGACACAGGAGCTTATTCTTACTGAAATTATGGAGGCTCCGAAGAAGCTTCCTGCACAGGCTCAGTTTGTTGGTACCGGTGCTCTGAACGAAGCAAATAGAAAGAAATTTAACAAGATTCTTCAGAACGTATCTGTTGCAAACGATAACGCAGAAGTCGTTATTATGGGCACGAGAGTTGGTCTGCAGGAACTTGAAGGACTCATTGATATTAAGTGGATCGCAAACTCCCAGAAAGAACAGGTTGCCGAGATGGGTAGACTCGGAAATTATGGTCCTTATACTTTAGTTGAAATCCCTCAGAGATTCGCTAGAAATGACGTTACAAGAGATATGTATAAGGATGACACTCTCTTCTTCTTCGCTTCCGGCGATAATAAGATGGTTGACATGTTTGATGTTGGCGAGACACTGATCGAAGAGATTACAGATCGTGGAACCGCAAATAGCAACATCGCTGACCTGATGAAGTATGAAGTTCAGCGTGAGCTGGGTGTTGCAACTAGACTGGGACGTTACTTTGGTGCGTGGACAATTACCGAAGATTAATTTTAAATGATTGATACGGGAGAGTGCTAATGCGCTCTCCTATTATGTTGGAGGAAAGTTATGGCGACAGCTAGAACGAAAAAGGAAACTGTTGCTGGATCTGTAAAACCAGCTAACACTGCCGTAGAACAAAAAGTTGAATCGGCAGCTACTAAAATGGAACCTGTAAAAGAAAAAAAGGTATTCACAGATTCCGATTATGTATTGTGCCGCTCTATTACTTATGGCGGATTATATATCGGCGGGCAATCCGGAAATATGTATGAATTCAGAGACTATGGCTCCGAATGTGAAATCAATTACAGAGATTTGGTTTCTCTTATTCGAAAAGGCTCTGATCACATATTTTTGCCGCGTTTTATCATTCTTGACGAAGATCTATTGGACGATTTCCCCACTATCAAGAGAGCTTACGAAGTTGCATACACGAGAAAGGATCTGCTGGAAATTCTTGCGCTTCCTACATCTCAGATGAAAGCTGCCATTTCGGAACTTCCAGAGGCAACGCAGAATGTTCTCGAAAAAATGATCGGCGAAGAAATCGCAAATGGGAGTCTCGACAGTATCTCGAAAGTTCGAACTTTAAGCAATTTATTTAACTCGGATTTTAATCTTTTGAGTAGTTTATTTGTTAAATAATGGAGGTGGCTAAATGTTACTTCCATATGAAAAAATATTTTCGAGATCAAGAGGACTTATTGATGATCCAAAGGAATTATCTTTGGATATAAATGATCAGATCGAGATAAACACAGAGAGGTTGCACAATGTAGTTGGAGATCCAAGAGTTCGAAGAATATTTTCATCCATTACATTTGACGATGAAATTCAAACAATTGATTTTACGCTGAACAACCCCGTTGACGATGCATCTGATTCTGATTATGTTGTTGGTATTTTTACTATAGGAATGACGATCGAGTGGCTAAAGCCGCAAGTGAATTCCATTAGACGAACTTCTTTCGTGATTGGTACTGACAGAGAAAAGAAATTGCTCGACAATTATAAAGAAATGATTGAACAACTTGATTCTCTAAAAACAGAATTATACAAGAGGATTTGTGATCGCGGATATATGTATAACTCTTATATAAACGAGAGGGTTTGATATGAAATATATATACGGGAAATTTACCAATAAACAAATTAAAGAAGCCGCTCTTGCAATGCATACTGATATCCATAGATTGCTTCTGCATAAGGATAACCACGTCGATCAGAAAATATTTGAAAACGACGATGACTTTCTCACATTTTTTCAGAAGGTTCTATATAAATTTGGTGGAACAAAAACGTTGTTTAACAATAACGGAATTATGGTCGCTTTGATGTCAACATTGCAGGCCGCTTATGACGAAGCTGTAAGCGATCATTTTGACTACACTACATTTCGTAAGGCTATTTTAGATAGTCATGGCTACATCAAGCAAATGTTTGAAAATCAAGGAGGTGTAAGCAGTGCCAAGTCTGTCAACAGCAAGGCGTGTTGCTACCGCCAAAACAAATAATTCGAGAACGTTGGGGCAACTTTATAAGGAAGATTCTGATCGGATTATGGAGTTAGTATGGGATGGTGATATTCAGTCTAAAATCGGTTATATCTACGATTATAAGCATGACGATCAACCAAATCTTAGAGATCATATGACATATGAACATACAACTAAAACAATAATTGATGTGAAACTTATTGTAAAGTCAAATTATTCATTGGATCAAGACCAACCAGAGTTTTATTGTCAGTTCAAACCATCTCAGAAATTGGAATTTGACCAGGGCGACGATCTGTATTATTTCGAAACGGATTACCGTGAGAAGTATGGCGTAGAATTTCCGATTGGATTGTTTTTGGATTTGCCAGACGATCGCGGTATTTACCGTAAGTGGTAATCTGCGGAAAGGAAATTGCGAATCAGTTTCCGAAATATTTAATTCTGCCGATTGATTATCAGTTTATGTGGATTGAAAAGAATGGTTCTCACATTTACAAGAGGAAAATGTGGGGAACCGGTAGAAGCCAAAAGTCGTAAAATGTATGCGCTTCACATCGGAAACAATGTGTCGAAAGCTTTCTAACGCTGGAAGTTTACAATGCCAATTACACTACAACGTAAAGATGAAATATGCTTAGACGTGAATGTTGCTGAAAGGCTGAAAGAAGTAATTGGATGGCATATGCTGCAATAAAAGCGTCGCAAGACGTGCTAAGTGCCGCTAACAAGTAATAATCAGCTGCCAAAACTCGAATAGAGTAAGGTTCAACGAGCATGTACCCAAGTGGGTTAAAGGAAGCCGCCTAAGTCCTCATGGATATGGCGTTGATGTGCTCTGAACTTCTGGTGATAAACCAGAGAAAATGGGATTATTCCTATCTTTATCAGATTAACGACCTGATAGAGTAACACAAAGATACTATTGGCGTATATACCGATCAAAAATTCACTCGTCCCGATAACCAAACAAAATGTATTCTTCCACTGAACGATATCACGGAAAATATTTGGTATACAGATGATGATAGTAAAAATATGCGTATGGTCGTTTCTGCTAAAACCAAACATCCTATTGTTTGGAAAGTGACCAAAGTAGAAAATCTTCAACCTATCGGAACGCAAACTATAACATTTTATCAGAATTACTGGAATTCACACACGGATTTTATTGAAGAAGAAAATGGCAAAGTTGTTGGAATGTGGGCAGATTATTTTGATGCAAATGTTCCGCCGACAGACCCTGAGATTCCTGATTATGCCCCCTCTCCTATTTCCGCAAAACTCTCCGCTTCTACTACTTTCATCAAGGCTGGCGGAAGCTATAAATTGCTCACGGTCAACATGTATGACAAATCAGGAGAAGATGTCACGTCTGAATATTCTGACGCAACATTTACCTGGACTTGTAATGTAGAAAACAATGATTGGACAGATAAAGTAACATGGCGGAAATGTACTGATTTCGACCAAACGAAATTAAAGTTTCCTAGCGACACTTCGCAGCTTGGTAAAGCTCTAAATATCAGTTGTACGATCAAGCGTGGAGACACTGAAATTGTTTCAGAACCGTTACTCTTGAATATATCGGAATAAAAGGAGATTTTATGGCAGAACAACTTTTAACAAAGGACGATGTTCTTAATAAGCTCAGGGCGTATGGGAAAAATCCGGATGACGATGTTATAAGGATAAAAAAACAGATTAGACACATTCTGCTGCGTAGTCCAGAACTATTATATGCACTCCATGTTAAAGATCTTGAATCCGAGTTGTTTAGCAAAGATGGGTCTATTAACTGGGAGTGGAATGCAGAAAAGGAAGAATTTGAACCGTTAGGAGAATGGGATCGATATGAAGGATCTGATGCTCCTATTCGTCCGTTTTTGTTTATTCCAAATACACAAACTGATGTAGAGAATTTTTTATGCTATCAGGTTGATACCGATGAAAACATTCGATACAATCCAAGCGAAAAAGTTTTGCAGATTGTTTTTACGATCTTCGTACACGGGGGAAATCGAATAGATCCTCTTACCGGAATTGCTCGGCACGATTTGATTGCTGGCATTATTAGGGAGAAATTCGCATGGATCGGATTGGAGATTTCTACGACTACACCGGTTTATAATAAGGAGTCTACGACGGACAATAATTATGTCGTGCGGACATTAAAATATGAATGTACTCTTCCGAACGATCTCGTTGAGACGTCGAACGGAAGAACTTTTTACAAAAACAAAAGGTGGTGATTGATTGCTAGGGAATAATGCTTTAGTACAAAACGCCATCGAACAACAAGTCAATGAACAAGTCATCGAGCAAGATCAGCTCGGATTCAGCCCTTTAAAAATCTATTTTGGAGATGATTTTCAGGTCACAGACAAGATAACGATACATACAATTTCAATTCAGGACATTATCGATTATGGCGAAGTTGACCTTTATCGAACTCTTGAACCGTTCATTTCTAATACGACAAAATACAGAGTTCAGCTATGGGATATGGGCATTGATTGGAATAAGATATCCAATCAGGAGTTGTTTCTTATTCTTCTAAAAAATATCAATTCTCCGTATTCTATTAAATTATTCGGTGAAATTGATTTCTCAAAATTTATCCTACAGAAAATTGGTGTTCGGGAAGATGGATCAGATATTTTGAGTTTATACAGTCCAGAACAGGATATTGAAATCACTGAGGAAACGCAGGAAAAAATGTCCAAGTACATCCAGTATATGTTTGGCATGTATCCTCCGCAGGAAGAATTTGTAAGTGGAAAACAGTTGAAAATGGATTTGATTAACAATGACAGACAGAAGCAGATGCTTCGAAAAAAAGAGTTGTCAAATCAAACCGGCACTGTTTTATTGTCTCAGATTTCTTTTTGTGTAAATCATCCCGGATTTAAGTATAAAAAGGACGAATTAAGAGAGGTGAATTTTAACGAATTCATCGACAGTGTTCAAAGACTTTTAGTTTACGAATCTACTCATGCTTTGTATATTGGCATGAACAGCGGGTTTGTAGATACTTCAAAAATTAAAGACAAAGAACGATTTAATTTCATGCGTGTTCCAACTGACGGAACAGAAAACGCATGATTTTTTATTTTACAAAACAAGGAGGATTAAGATTATGAGTTTTAAGCTTGGAGACCGTATTTATAAAGAAATTCTTTATTTTTACACAGAAGATTTAACAAGCGAACTGCCCTTATACGTTCTTACTCAGTTAAGCGAGGCTACTGTAGAAATTACGGCAGAGTCTACTGAAGTAACAGATAAGAATGGCAATCTGGTTAAGAAGATTTGGAAGTCCAAAGCTGGTACTTTCAGCGCTACAAATGCATTTGTAAACACCAATATTATTGCAGCAAGTTCTGGGTCTACACCTATCTTTGCTTCTAAGGACAATAAGGTTGTAATGCCTAAGATGTTCCACGTTGCCGCAGGAACAAAAGTTAATCTTGGCGACTACGTTGAAGGCAGCGTAAAGGTTTGTCAGTATTTCGGAGAGGGCGCAATCGGCAAGACTTACGAACTGAATACAACTGCAAGCGAAACACAGTTTGCAATTGCAAGTGAAACCAAAGAACTGACTCTGCCTACTGATCCAGAAGCTGATGCATACTTCGTTAAGTATGAAAGAGAAGTAGAAGTTGGATCTAAGATTTCCAACAAGGCAGATGAGTTCCCTGCTTCTGTTCGTGCAATTATGAAGGCAACTTACTACAATCCTTGCAAGAAGAATGAGCTGAAGGCTGACTACATTGAGTTTCCTTCCTTCCAGGTTTCTCCTGAGACTTCTTTCCCTGTGTCCGCAGATTCTGCAACAATGGACTTCTCTGGTGATCTGGAAATTGATTACTGTGGAACCGATCGTGTTCTGTACAACGTTTACAGCGCTGACGAAGTTGACGGTGAGTAATTAAAAATGTGTGGAGAGTGGGAAACCGCTCTCCTATTTTTAAGGAGGTTGCATGGGAAGACCGAATAGAAAATGCTTGGTTTGCGGCAAAGAATACGAATTCTGTAGATCATGTTTTGAATTTGTAAATCATCCTGTTTGGAAGAATTTGTTCGACGAAGATAATTGCAGAAAAGTATTTGATGCTGTAAGTAATTACAAACAGAATGCAATCACCAAAATGGTTGCAAAAGAAAGACTGTCCGAATGCGATTTATCTCGCAAGGACGAATGGAATGATAGCATCAGAAATGATATTAATGAAATTATGAGGGAAGAGACAATTGTTGTAAGAAAGAAAAAGCCCGCTATTTTGAAAGATGAAGCGGTGCAAAATACAGAGACGGTTGATATGTGTGATTGATTTTAGGGATACAACTCCACATATAAATTGGGCTTGTATCCCTATTTTTTACCTTTTTTGGAGTGAAAGGAAGATTATGAAATATGATAAAGAATATTCCACTCAGTTTCCTGATGAGTTCCAATATTTAAGGAGTCGAGGAATCCGGTATACATTTGTTAAAACATCTCCAGAGGGAATTACCACTTGGAAATACAAAAAGACGCCGGAACTATTCGAAGAGTTAAAAAATTTTTACGTTAATAATGAATATTACGATTAATAGGAGGGTTTATGTATTTAGATAATGCTGCTACTACTCCTTTAACTGACTCGGTTAAAGAATATGTTATTTCGATTTTAGACAAATTTGGGAACCCATCTAGTCTATATAGGCTGGGTGATGAAACAAAACAGATTATTACATGTGCACGCAGAAACGTTGCGCAATTCATCAATGCCGATCCGAAAAATATTATATTTACAAGTTCAGGATCTGCAAGTAATACATTGGCAATTCGAGGATATATGGAAGCAAATGAAGCTGCTCTTTTATACTCTCCTATTGCCCACAAATCAATTTTAGAATATGAAAAATATGAGCCAAAAGCATATAAGCTAAAAGTTGATAACGCCGGAAACATCGACTTAAATGATTTGAAGGATTGGGTTCGTGATCGGCAGGAAAAATATTTGGTTGCAATTGACTATGCAAATTCTGAAATCGGAACAATTCAAGATGTTAAGAAGATTATTGAGATTGTTCATTTTTACGGAGGAACCGTTTATTTAGACTGCACAGGATCTATTCCTCAGATTCCGCTGGATGTGAAATCTTTGGATGTTGATATGGCCGGATTTTCCGCGCATAAGCTCGGCGCATTAAAAGGATGCGGCGTCCTGTATAAGAAGCCCCATATCAATCTATCTCCGCTAGTCTATGGATCTCAAGAGTTCGGCTATGTTGGCGGAACAGAAAATATTCTTGGCATTGCGTCACTAGGAAAAGCGGTTGAAGAATACGACTACTCTTCCATTACGTCTGAAAACAGAGATTACCTTTACAAAAATATCAGAGAGAATATTGCCGGTGTAGAACTTATTGGTGCGCTAAAAAATAGACTTCCGCTAAATCTGTATCTGTGCGTAAAAAATGTGGATGGCGAGGCTCTTACTATTCTACTGGATACGAATGGATATCAGGTGTCTACTGGTTCTGCTTGCAGTAGCGGGTCGTTAGCACCATCTCCTACTTTACAGGCGATTCAGATGAATGGAGAGGATCTGCATAGCTGCATCAGGATTACTCTGTCCGGAAAAGAAACGAAAGAAGAACTTGATGATTTTTGTAAAAAATTAAGAAGTGAAATTAGCATTTTGCGATCTTATGGCATGTAAGGTAAAGGAAGTGTTAGTATACCACAGAACCCAGGAAAAATTTTCGAACAGTCTATAAAAGAATCTGTGCCAGACACATGTTGGCTATATAGGCTTAGAGACAATGCCGCTTCTTTTGGCGGTGGAAACAATACACGATTTGCCAGCAAAAATATTTGTGACTACTTATGTCTTGACGACAAGACAAAAACCTTGTATTTGTGGGAATTAAAATCCACGCAAGGGACGAGCCTTCCTCTTTCAATGATTAGAGAAAATCAGATAAAAATGTTGAAAGATGCGAGCGCACATAATTTGATTGCTGGCTTTATTTGTAATTTTAGAAATAAAAACAATGAAACGTTTTTCATCGAAATCGGCGATTTTTGCGATATGATGGAGAATATAAATAAGAAGTCTTTTAACACGAAAGATTTACAGGAAAATGGTGCGATCTGCATCGACAGCACAAAAAAGCGAACCAGATATGCTTATGATATTGATGGTTTAATTAAAAAGTTTCATTTGTAGGAGAAAAAGGAATATGGATAAGATTTCAATTAAAAAATTTTGCGAAGAATATGAAAACATGGCAACCGACTCAATGAGAAAAATGTATTTAAAAGATCATCTTGAAGTCATTCATTATCTTCCGCTACTAACAAAAACTACTATGATTGATAATTTGACAAACATTACAATGATCGATAAAAATTCAGGAAATGTAAAAGTCAATTCGATTGTAGAGTATGTATTGCTTACACGGATTTTGGTAGAAAACTACACTAACCTAACCGTAGAATCAAAAGGATTTTATGAAGAATACGACGCATTAAAGAAAAGCGGTTTGTTTGATATTTTGCTTGTTGGAAACGATGCTACTCCTCCGCTTATTCCGTATACGGAAATTGCTGAGTTCAAGCATTTACTGTCACTAAAGAAACAGGATATCATGACAAACAAATATGAGTTGCATAGCTATATCAATGAGCAAATTGATCGTTTTTCAACGCTTTTCGATGCAACTATGAATCCTATTTTAGAAGCGATTGGTAAAAAAATCGAGAATATTCCAGAAGAAGAAATTAATAACATCGTTGATTTTGCTAAGAAAGGCGCATTCCAAGAAGTATAGAAAATTCATTTTTTGGGGCTATTATATGATCATTAAGCAAAAAAAAGAAACGATATAATTCAGATACAAAACGCAGAGAAGAATATCTTGATGATAAAGAATTTCATTCTTTGCAAGAGATTAAAGATTATTGTATGGACGAAACTAATCATACATCAATTACCGATTGTGTAATATTTGCGTTCACTATTATGGATACAAATGAAGACGTAGAAATAATTGGCTCGTGGAAACGAAGTGATGATGATTTCTATTATGTAGTTTTATATTATGGGTTTTAACAAACAAGCTCTATACGTGTCATAGCGTATGGGGCTTTTCTTGTGGAGAGCGACGATACTCCTCTCCTATTTCAGCAAATAAATAGTGAAATTTTGGAGGTGATGATAGATGGGAACTTTTAAATTAAATGATTCTTTTAAGAAAAAAATAGAAAAAGAATGTCAGGAAAAAGCAATTAATCTTGCGAAAGAAGCAAGAGAAAAATTAACAAATCAATATATCACCTTGTTGGATTGGTATTATGCAGATTATCAGCCCAAAAGAAATGTTTATGATGTTCCATATTATGAGAGGACATTTAATTTATATAAATCTGCACATAGGTATTATGAAAATTCCCATAATTCTAGCTTTTGTGGTGGGGTGAGGATTGACGCAGACGGGATGAATGATTATGCGGGCGCAAGAAATCAAGAAATTTCCGCTCAACGATTATTAGATAAGTTTATATATACTCCAACTCAACCCGCAGCCACATGGCATGGCGGCGACTGGCATGGCGGATATGGGAACATGGCTAGTTTTAGTATTTATAACGAAATTCATAAATATAGAGATGAATTATTGAAAGATTTCCAAAAAAGATGTTCTGTAAATTAAGTGAGGCGAAAATATGAATAAAGATGGTGTTGTAAGTATTGGCATTGAATATAAAAAAGAATTCAATCAAATGATTAGTGATTATGAGTCTACATTATCAGAAATGGCTTCCAATAAAACCATTTCTAAGGGTATGAAAGCACAGTTTGATAATGTTATTGCAGAACTCCGTTCATTTAAAGCCGAGATGGATAAACAATTATCCGATTTGAATGTTGGGAAAGTCGATGTTACAAAATTTGAATCATTTAAGAAGTCTATTTCTAAGAAGTTTGAATCCATTAATGGAGACATTAGTACATTAAATACTGCTGTATCATTATTAAACGAAAAGATGGATATGGTTGGTAATGGTATTGATTTATCAAAGGTTCAAAATGAATTTAAAGGGTTAGAAGATTATATAAACAGAACAAATAATGCTGTTGGCGAATTTATCAAAAGTATGGATATGCAAGGCATTCATTTGTTTTCTTATGATGAAACAAACCAGAAAGAAATTCGGTCTGCAATTAAAATGATTGAATCCGAATTAAAAAATCTTGACAAGGACTATGGGGCTAAATTTGAATTATTTGATGAGAAAGAAGCTCAGAATGAATTGGATAAACTTGCTACAGAATTAAAAAGTACAATGGATTTATTGGATTCTGCGAAGTCAAGATTATCTGGTATGGATGCATCCAGTGACATTTTTAAGAAAACAACTGGTGAAATAGCTGCTTTAGAACTTAAAGCTGCCCGATTAAGTGATACAATGGAAATTCTTTATGATACCGCTTCTGAAAAGAAATTTTCCATTGATATCACAGACGATAAAAATTTAGCGGCATATGATAAATATATTGATGAATTATCAGTGAGTTTAGATGAGGTTTCGCAATCTGCCGAAAAAGTAAAGAAGGAACTTTTAAGTTTGTTTGGAGATATTAAAAACACGAATTCAGTGCAAGTTTCTGACAAACTTAATCCTAATTCGGCTCAATTAATGACTGGATTCACAATTGAAGTAGATTCAGACGAGTTATGGAAAAAAATATCTCCCGTATTAACTGATTTGCAAAGAAAACTTAATTCTAATCCTGTTATTGCGCCTGTAAAACTGGTTGTTGCTCCTACTGCCGTCTCTCAAAACAACAATCCAGATCAATCTATTTCAACAGCTTATTCAAAAAAATATGCCAAGAAATTAGCACAAACAGGTGAATCCGCTATTATTGATATGGATAGTGTATATAAAAAGACATATACATCTATTATGGATGAAGCAGTTAAATGCGCCGAAGAATCTATAACAAAAATTCAAAAGATCTTTGAGAATACCCCAATTGATATAAAGTTACAGTTATCTCAAGAAGAATTAGATAAAATCAACAATTTTGTTTTATCCAACAAAGATGAAAAGAAAATAGATATATCTGATCAAGTAGACAAGGCTAAGACTGATGTGTCTGAGCTGAATGACAAACTTAAAGAAACAACCGAATTGATATGGGAAGCAACTCAGAACGGGAGTATCAAGTTTGATGGTGTTGAAGATTTCACAAAGCAGATAACCAATAGTTTATCAAGTCTCGAAAAACTTCAGGATATTCTTAAAGCGTTACAGAATGTTGAGATTACACTTGCCAAGGTTTCTGGAATTAGCTCTATCACAGAAATTGATAACCAATGGGAATCTTTAACGAAAAGAATCAATAATGCTATCAAGGTCGATGGTACATTTAGAAAAAATGCTAATGTTGATAAACTTGCAAGTGAATATCAGAAATATCTGGATATGGGTGGCAATAAAGAGTTATCCTCTATTTCTAAATTAAAAGACAACGAAACCGTTATTGATACAATTACTTCTAAAATGAAGGAATTGTCATCTCGAAAAATAGATGACTCTTCCGTTGAAAAAGCGGTTGACTCATTTGATAAATTTAAGTCGTCTCTTGATGATATTATTTCAAGATTAGATCATCTAATTAATCTAACAAAGAATATTGGTAATGCGTTTTATAAAATGTTCAAAGAAGCTTCTGTTAGCGATATAGATAAACAATGGTCTTCTATTGAATCTAAGTTCAAATCTATTGCCGACGAGTCTGGTAAGATTAATCTCTCAAAGCAGAAAAAAGATGTTCAAGAGTTAATGGAAATGTATCAAAAATATGCGAATGCTGGCGGCACGAAAACTCCATTCGATTTAACTGATAACACAGAAACCATTAAGAAATTAAATAAGGTGTATGGACAACTGAATGAAGCGAAAGCTCAAAGTAAGTCTGGCAACAAAATCATCTCTGATTTGAGTGAGATTGATGAGTCGATTGATTCTTTGGTAAATAGTTTAGAAAATAAATTGCCACAAGCAAGCAATATTGCTGCTACTGCTATGGAAGATTCCGCTGAGAGACAGGTTTTAGCACTTGCTTCTGTTGTAGACAATATCAATATGATTGTCGAAGAGCTTAAAAAGGTTAAAGGCGTTAAAATTCCGACGATTAAGATTGATGATGATTCTGATAAGAAATCTGCTTTAAGTGCAGAATCGAATGTTTCATCGACTTCTACAACGTCAGTAATAGATGATCAAATAAAAAAACAGAATGAGTACAACGATTTAGTTGCTGTCGGTTATGACAGAATTCGGAAAATGAAAAAGATTTCTGAAAGCGGCACAACTGGCTCTAATTCTGTTTACGATTTATTAAGATTAAATCACGAAGCATGGGACGAAGTAAAGGCTAATAATTTCTTCAATACAATCCCAGAAGAAGGCTTAAAAAGATATACGAAAATTCTTGAAGTCGTAGAAAAAATTGTACAAGAAATGGTACAGGCTTCTGGTCTTACGGAAGAACAAATCGTATCACAGCTTAAAAATATTAAAACTGCTCAAGGTGGTAGTTTTAAGTTAAATGGTGCTGATTCTGGATGGACACATTTTGCAACGTATTCTAACGGACAGAAAGATTCAATGCAGAAAGTAAATGGTATTACATATAAAGTATATGCTGCATTTGATGATATAAAAGACCTTAATCAGAATGTTGTATCTTCTATTATGGATGAGCTTACAAAAGCAGGATTTAAGGGAAGATTAAAAACAACATCAGGTTCTACTTCGTTTGGAGATAAGTTGAATGGATTAGCCATTACAGACCAAATGGTTGTTCATGGTAGTACAAAGAAGGATCAGGAAATAGCATACAATACGCTAAAAAATATGGGCTTAAAGCTTTCATATCTTGGAGGTGGAATTGATACACCTGATGGCTCTTTTTCTCGGACATTGGCAAGTGGGGAAATTAATAAATATATTCAAGGTTTAGAAAAAGAAGCTACAGTAGCCAGAGATACTGCAAAGGCAGAGCAACAGTTGGCCGACGCAAGAAAAGAATCTTCTACTGCTTCTATAGACCAAAAGAAAGACGCAATTCGAGTTAATAGTTCTTCTGCTACAAATGCTTCTACTTCTGCTATTAAAGAAGAAAATAGTGTACTACAACAGACTTCTCAGAATGCTGAAAAGGCTGCTAACAGTAAAGAGAAATTTGCAAAAGCTAATCAAGAAGTTAAGGATAGCGCTGATGCAAGCGTTGGTTCCATTCATGGCGAAAACAATGCTTTCGATCAGAATAAATGGGATGAAAATGTAAAAACAATTCAAGATTACATGGGTGCTGTTACAAAACTCAATAATCTTCAAGCAAAAGACAAAGATTCTGGAAAATATTCAAGTCAGATTGAATTACAGACAAAGAATGTCGAAGAGTTGAAACAGGCTGCTTATGAAGCAAGAGCCAACTTATCCTCTATGGTTAATCCGCATGACGTAAATATTGATACGTGGGATAAATGGCTCGATGTAATGAGGCAATTGGGTCAAGCATCTAAAGGTTCTGCTGAATCAGTTGCTAAGTTAGAGGATGCATTGAGAGATGTACAAAATTCACAAATCTCAAAATTTGAAGAACAGCGTAAGGCATATTTAAACAAACTTGTTGGATATACTGACACTTCTAAATACACATCAGATTTTATTAATCGTGCTAATGATTTAAAAGATGAAGTTGTTGCCCTTGAGTTCACAAATCCACAAGATATTGCGAGATTGCAAGAAATTGATTCAAAGATTGTTGAAATAAACAATGATTCCAAGCTCCTTGAAAATAAGCTTGTAAAACAACAATCTAAATTAGCCGAGATTGTATCTCAAATGAAGATATTTAAATCTCAGAATACGAATATGTCTAGTTCACAAAAAGCAGAATTAGATCAGATTATTAATTATGCCGAAACAATGCAACAATCTGGTAAAGAAGTTGCTAGTGAAGTTGAAAATATTAAAGTCAAATTCGCAGGATTAAAAGCAAAGGTTAATGAAACTGGCAAAGTTGGTAAGAGTTTCTTCGATCAGATTGGTAATAGACTTACGGATATGAATAGCAAGTTTATTGCACAATTCTTGAGCTGGGAGGACTGGATTAGGTATATTCGGCAAGCGGCACAAATGGTAATTGAACTTAATACCAATATTACTGAGTTGGCAAAAGTGTCTGAGCAAACAAGTAAACAAATTTATGCAGATTTTGATAGTTATGCAGATATTGCAAAAGAAATTGGTGGTACAATTTCAGACACTATTTCTGCTACTGCCGATTGGAGCAAAAATGGATATAGTATTCCAGATGCAAAACAGTTGGCTGAAATATCGCAGTTATATAAAAATGTAGGTGACGGAATCGATATTACAGCTGCAAATGAATCACTTATATCCACTTTAAAAGGCTTTCAATTAGAAGCTGATCAAGCTGAACACATAGTAGACGTGTTTAATGAGGTAAGTAATAACGAGGCTATCTCAAGTTCGGGAATAGGAGAAGCCTTGCAAAGAAGTGCCGCATCATTTAATGCTGCAAACACAAGCCTTGAGCAATCTGTAGCCCTTATAACAGCAACAAACACTGTACTTCAGGATGTTAATAAGACCGGTAATATGTGGAAGACGGTAAGCGCACGTATAAGAGGTGCAAAAGCTGAGATTGAAGAAATGGGCGAAGATACCGAAGGTATGGTTGAATCTACATCAAAACTTCAATCATTAATAAAGGGAATAACTGGCGTAGATATTCTTGAATCTGACGGGAAAACGTTCAAAGATATGTATACCATTGTTAGTGGCATCGCAGATAAGTGGTCAAGCCTTAAAGACATTGATCAGGCTGCCTTACTAGAGGCTCTAGCTGGTAAAAATCAGAGCAACGCTTTAGCTGCCGCCCTTAGTCAGCCCGATGTTTTAGAGAAGGCTTATAAAGAAGCCTCCAATGCCGCTGGTTCTGCAAGAAACGAACAAGAAGAATATGCCAAGTCAATTCAATATTCAATTGATGTTACAAAGGCAAAACTTGAAGAATTATCAAATGATCTCCTATCATCCAATTTCCTCAAGGGTGCAATTGATGCAGGTAGTAAGCTAATTGATATTTTAGATGGAATTGTAAAGAGTGGAAATGCAATTCCGACAGTATTTGCTGCTATTTTCGCAGCTCTTTCCATTAAAAAAAATGTCGGTAGGGATAAAACGTGTTCCCTCTTCTGTCATTTTGAATATGCCGACAACACACATAATTTACTTCGGATACGAAGGTTTAAAGTGTGTTATTCGTGAGATACACGATGATAAATAAATAATCGGGACAATAATCGGGAAATTAGGTACAACGATCTGGTAATGCAGATGCATCACTACTCTCCTATTGCGGCGACGCAACATGGATCGTAACAACGTGACGCTCCTAAAATCCGATGGGACAGATCTCTTAGAGATAAGCCCTCACTGTAGCGACAACTCCCACAGTAAGTTATATGCAACGATGCTTACTGAAGATGCGCTCGATACTACATTTAATAATAATGTCTGATCTGTAAAAGGATCAATTCAAACTTATCTTTGGAATGTTTTGACCTGGCTGTTTCACCGGGTAGATAAGATGAAACAAAAATGAAACTGCTTTATCTAATTTTTATGAATAAGGTTTGAACACTCGCCGCATTGTCAGTGCGAGGGTCAAGATGTTGTATCATGGAAAAGAGGTGTTCACATGACAAAATTAAATATCGAAATTAGAATTGACGAACTTGCAGAACTGGATCAAGTTGTTGGCTATATAGGAACACTAGATCTTGATAAAGTATCCGAATTCAACCCGGAAATTACAGTCAAATTCGGACACGATGATTAGTGCTCTTTTGTTACTTTAATGATTGAAATGTTTCTTTTGGCAACAGTATATGCCTCTGTCGGCGAATAGAGATATAAATCGTATGAAGTTTTGTATCTATGAGAGAATAGGTCGTCTCCTTCTACTACTGTTTCTTTCGCGTTTGGAACTGGAATCGTATAGCAGGCTTTCTGAATATTTTTGTACTCAGTACAATTTCCATCTTTGTCTGTGATTTCGAAAGTATATGACATATTTTCCTCCTTTGAAGCGTTTGCAACGTTTTTAATTTTATTATATTTTAGCATATTTTTCTAAAATTGTATATAGACATATCTTTCTGTTTATGCTATTTTTAAATTAAATAATATCACGAACAGGAGGATTTTATTATGGCAAGAGGACGTCGCAAACAAACAGCTACTTTAGAGGAGAAAATTGTAGAAATTACTTCTGAAATTGAAAATATGGAATCTACGTTAAAAGCGTTAAAAGCAGAAAGAAAAGATCTGGAAAATCAGCTTCGCGTGAAAGAACTTGACGATCTGGATAAGTTAATGAAGGAAAAAGGAATTTCTTTCGAAAAGCTGAAAGAGATGATTGGCTAATTCACGAATGTTGAGTGCTTGCATCCTATTTTTTCGTTGGAAGTAAGTTCCAATCTGGACGAAACTAAAATGCACCGAAAGGCTTCGTATTTTCATACGGAGCTTTTTTGTTGTCAAAAAAAGATGGATATTGGAATATTCGGAGGTGTTTCGTGGATATGAAAGTCGTTAAAAGCGAAAAGAAAATTTGCCCATGCTGTATGGAGGAACATGTAGTGAAAACCGTTCTTGTTATGGACCATACCACATTTAAAAATAGTCTAGTCGATTATGAGGCGTCATATTTCTTCTGTGATCTAGCAAAAGAATTCTATATGGATGAACAGCAGATGCGAGACAACAACATCAAATTAAAAGACGCGTATAGAAAAAGAATGAATCTTAATGCGGCAGCATTAAAATGAATCGAGGTTGAACAAAACTGATGGATAACGAAAAAATGCGGATAAGTATCCGACATGATTATTTGAAATCGAATGGAGTGAATGATCCGGTTAAAGTGGATATCTTCGTATCGGAAATATATTCCTTATTAAAAGAGCGGAATTTTTCGATCGTTGAAGCAGACGAAGTTGTAAAAGCTCTGTCATGCTTAATCGAAAATGATAAAAAATTGATTACGAGAGAGCCTCTCAAAACTGTTGAAAAATATAATAGAGAGGGTTAATCTCCTGCTCTTTATTATATATTCTCATCACTCTTCTGATCCAAGGAATAAAAGACCTGTCATCCGACAAGTCTTCTACTCTCCTATCCTATTTACCGTTTATTGAAAGATATTGGTATCCGGAACGTTGTGTTTCATTGGTTTTATTAAACATACGTTCTGATAGTATTCTGTCGATTATTGGTATATAATGGTAATATTAAATACTAATGATTGGGGAATACTATGAAGATAATGAATAAATACGAAGCGCTATATAGATGGTCCTGCCACAAAATGAAGATACAAGAAAAATTTGAACGGAATAATCAAATACACATTAAATATCCTCGTGGTGCAGTCTATACTTGCTATATGGGTGTAAATATAGGACATGAAAAAAGTCGTCTTGAAGCAAGACCTTGCTTAATTGTTTCTACAGATGAAATTAATAAAAAGAGTTCTAATGTTATTATTGTCCCATTGTCTAAGGAAATTAAATATAAAAAAGATTCTGCTACGGAATTGGCTTATCCGTGGCATTATGTTCTACAAAAGGCAAAATATAGCAAATTAACATATGATTCAGTAGTTCAGTGTGAAGACTTAAGATGTGTATCAAAATCAAGAATGGGCAAGTTTATTATGAAAATTGATCCAGAAGATTTAGGTGAGATAAAGAAAAGATTAAAAAGAACTTTACAACTTTAATCACAGGTGGTATAATATGTTCATAAAATATAAAACCATTATATATATCGCATTCCTTTGACTTAATGATTGTACCTATAGGCAATCTGCTTTACAGTTATTCTCAAAGAGTCATTGTTCGTTTGCTTATGACAAGTTTGAATTGGGATGGCATAATCCCGCCTATGAGTTTTATATTGATAAAAGAGACATCATTACGATGTCTCTTTTGTTTTGTAAAAAATGAAGAGCAAACGTATTCACACTTGCTCTTCTATTCTAATTCATTCTGGCGTAGTCGGAACATATGTTTTATTACTCTTCTACTCTGATTTAATCTAATATAGCCGAAACGTTAGCTTACCAAGTATATCCACAATTGTTACACTTGAAGCTTTTGTTGATTTTCCCGCTCAAAAGACCCCAAAATCCAACCGACGCAATACGTTCTGCTCCGCTAATTTTCTTTACATTTAGACTGCCACAAGTCGGACAAGTCGGCAAATTCTCACCATCGTTTTTCAGAATCATTTTCATATCAGCGCCTTTACTGAACGCACTTGCCATTTTCATTTGACGACTGATTTCTGCATTGCGCCGAGCGAGATCTCCATCTCTTGAATCAAAAAGTTTCTGATCAAATTCTGGTGACGGTTTAACAAGTTCTTCGTAAATCCTCTGTTTTAATGGAGTATCCTTTCCTACTATATCCAAATCACTCTCGTACATGTCTGTAGGAAGCTTATACATTTTAGATCTACAATAATCACATGTATGTTCTTCCTCTTTTGTTGAATGAGTCATAATGGTTCTTCCGCATTTTTTGCAATAAAAAATCATAATTATACCTCCCCTCAATTTTAATCATTTTATCATATATTATAATACAGTACAAGGTTTAAAACCCCCAAAAAAACAGTATGATATTCAAAACGTTTGACAGCGACATTGATAAAATGAGTTCTAAATGGGGTGTATTTGGCAAGTCATTTGCTGATATTGGAAGCGCTATTTTCGGAAGAATTAATGATATCAACAAAAATTTTCAATTGACAGATAATTTATTAGATGCATTCAATAATTCTGACAGTATATTCGAGAGATTGTACTCATCTTCAAAAATTAAACCGTTAAACATTGAAGAGTTGTTTCCGACTGAAAAATTGGATTCTAATTTCGATTTTTCTTACTGGATAAAAAGTCTCAGTGATATGGATAAAAATGCAAAATTAGGTACCAAAACATGGCAGGAATATTCAGACGAATTGGAGAATAGTCAAAAATGGATTGCAGAGTTCGGACAGGACACCGAGGGAACTATTCGTACTGAAGCAGGTTTGACAAAAGCTTATCAAGAAGCGAGGCAAAGTGCTATCTCATTTAACGCCGGATTGCAGAAAACTACGTTGGGGGCAAAAGCCGCCGAACTAGGAATGAAAGCGTTGGCAGTAGCCGGGAATATGTTTGTATCTTTCATGATCAGCGAAGGCATTTCTCTGATTTATGATTTTGCGAACGCAGAAAATGCATTGGCAGAAAAATCCTCTAAACTTGGTTCCGAGTTTAAAAGCACAAAATCTGAAATCGAAGGCTATCAGAAACGTATTGAAGAATGCAGGAAAACCATTGAAACCCAGACTTCTTCTTATTCGGATGTCGTAGATGCTAGGAAAGAGGTTCTTTCCATTCAGAATGAAATGATTGAGAAATACGGTTCTGAATCAGATTCCATTGATCTTGTAACGGAAGCAATAAACGGAAATATCAATGCATTCGAAAAACTAACTGCTCAATCATGGGATGAAACTAAAATCGAATTCGATAAACACGACGGTTATAAAGGGTTAATCGTAGATAATTTCTTGAACAGAAATTACAACGGCAGCAATTTCGAAAGAATGATTGATGAGGTTGAAAACGCTTCTACTACTTTCAGTCTCATGGCGGAAAATACTGATAAGTATAAGGAATTTATCGACAAGCTGAAAGAACTTTATAACGCTGAATATACCATGACGGATCATGGTGTTTCCAATATTACCATCGATGGAAATCTTGACGAAGTGTATGATAAGCTCTTAGCTATTAAATCACTAGCGAAAAGTTATGACATTGACTGGACTGCCGATTTAACGGATGCAATCAATAAGACGAAAAGCAAGCTTGATGATTACAAAGACATTTATAATCAACACGTTCTGAATGATATTATCTTCGGCGCGGGAAATGATAAATATGCGAGTGCTTTTAAAGAAGCGAACGATACATATGAAAAATATAATCAGGCCGTAATAAACGGAAATGAGAAGGCTGCCGAATCCGCAAAGGAGGAATACGCTCAACTCGTATCTGGATTCTCTTCTGCTTTTGCCAATGATGAAAACGGGCAGGCAGTTATCGATTACTTCTCTTCTATGTATCCTGAATTGGAAGCTATCGTTCAGTCTTGGAATTTCAAAGCAAAAATCACTCCCGTATTTTCTGATGGGTCTGATAATCCGAATTATGACGCTAAGACGGATGCAGACTTAAAGGGCATAGTAGACAAGTTTCAAATATCGGAAGATCTTCTTAATTTTAACCGAGATGCTTCTACAGATCAGGAAATGAACGATGCTTACGACAAGGCTAAACAAATCGCTACGGATTACTTTGACGGAAGCTTAGAGCAGCTTGCGAAATTCCTTATAGAAATGTATGGAATGGGGACGCAGGATCAGCTAGATTTTGTTGAAAAGTTTCAACATATGAAAAAGCGAAGCGGATCTGTGAATGCAAATCAAACGACCGCAGAAAGTTGGTACGACAGCCTGTCCGATGATGATAAGGAGTTGGCAAATTCTTCTGAATTTATTGACAAGATAGAACAGATGCAAAAGGATGCAGACGAGCGGACAAACAAGGCGTCTGCCGCCCTTCAATCAGCCAAGGAAAATCTTGAGGAAGAATATACTAAGATTTTTGATTGGGATCTTGATGAATACGCTTCAAAGATACAAGACGGTTCAATTCAGACAAAATTCGGCAACGTCGATATGGACAAGCGCACCATTATTAAATGGTCTAACGAGCTAAAGCAAACATATAAAGATGAATTAGCGAGTTGGGACTACAATCCTACTGTTGGAAGCATCGATACTGTATTTGGCAGTTCCGCACGATTCGGAACGGATTTAAACGGCACTGGCTGGGAAGTTGCGTTTACACCCGTTTTACCAGACGGTAGATTTCTGTCGAGCGACACCGTATATGATTATATTGAAAGCATTTTAAAAGACGCTTATGCGGACGACGGCAAAGTAACCGACGGTGAACTAAAAGATCTCGACGCGCAAGGCAGAATGGTTGGAGATACTTTTGTTAAGGGAATTTACGCTGGCGTTGACGACAGTATGGATTACAGCAAGGGCGGAAATTGGGCAAATATTGTTGGCGCTCTTATGCATTTTGTTGGAAACTTCGGCGCTGTTCCGCTTGCGAAACAATCTATCGACGAAGAATCTACAGCGATGGACGAGGCGACTGTTTCAGCGGAAGATTATTCGAACGCTCTACAGGAACTGAAAAATTCTCAGCAAGAAGTTAATGTTCAGCCTACTACGTTGACTGAAAAAATATATGCATCCAAGGATGCTATCGACAAATTTGAAAGTTCTGTAAATAGCGCTTATGAAGCGTATAAGACATTGACAGGTGTAAACGTGTCGTCCTCTGATATGCTATCTTCTATCATGTCAATTACTTCTGCGCTCAAAGATATGGGGGCAGATTTAAACTGGGATTTTATTGATAATGCGGAAACACTTGGTCGTGTCATTGAAAGTATTTCAAAAAAGTATGCAAACAGTATTTTAACTGGTGCTGGAATTGATACCGATAGTAAATTTGGAAAGCTACTTGCCGACAACATTGTTAATGCAAGAAAAGCCGCCGCAGAACTTGATAATGTAAACTCTGCGATTGATTCTTTGCAGAGTGCATATAGTAGCCTGACGGAAATCATAGAGAACTACAATGAAACAGGTTATATTACATTTGATCAGTTGCAGACGCTTCTTGCAATGGAACCAGATTATCTGTCATGCCTTGTCGATGAAAACGGGCAGTTACAGCTTAACCAATCGGCGGTCGAGGCTTTGGCCGATCAGAGACTTAACGATGCACGAGCACAAGCGGTCGCCCAGGCTATTGCTGAACTCGGTCAACTTACTTTAAAAGCAGAACAAACTGCCGCAGAGAATAATGGACAAGCATTCGAAGATCAGATAACCCATTTGAGCAATTACAGCCAGAGCCTTGCTACTGTAATTGGACAGGCAGCTCTCGGAACGGAAGTTATTGGCGGTTTAAACGCTGCACTTGACGGTGCGAAAGATTCTGGTGTTTCGGAAGAGGATATCCAAACGGTAATGGATAATCTCCAAAAGAAACTCGATCTGATTAACACTGTTCAAAATACGAATATTTCTAAAACGCTTGGCGGCGGTGGTGGCAAATCCTCCGGTGGATCTAAATCCGAAACAGACGAATATCTTGAAAACTTCGAGAAAATGCAAGACAAGCTCAAAGATCTCTACGATCAGGGCAAAATCACCACAAAGCAGTATTACGACGCTCTTCGTGCGCTTGCTGAAAAATATCTGAAAGACCGAGAAAAGTATGCAGACAAACTTGCAGAAATCGAGCAGGAATATGCAAAGGGCATGAAGGAGCTTTACGACACTGTAATCTCCGGCATCATCTCTAAGATTGATAAGCGAATCAGTGCGTTGAACGATCAAAAAGACGCTGCTGTTAGCGCGTTGGAAGCCGAAGAAAAAGCGGCTAAAAAGACCCTCGAAGCCCAAAAGGAAGCTCTTCAAGTAGAAATCGACGCGATTGATAAGCAGATTAGCTCAAAACAAGAGTTGATTGATTCCATCAACGACGAAGCAGATGCAAAGCAGCGTGCCTACGATCTGGACAAGGCGCAGTATGAACTGGATCGTCTGAGAAATCAGAAAACCATCTACGAGTATTCTGGTAAAGAAAAAGGATTCATCTATAAGACCGACGATAAAGCTATTCGCGATCAGGAACAGGAAGTTGATGATAAGAAGCGTGAAATCCGTATCGCCAACATCGAGAAAGAAATTTCTGCCCTCGAAAAGCGTAAGTCTGCCCTCGAAGAACAGCAAAACGCGATTGACGATCAGATTGACGCTATCTCCGATTATTACGAAGAACTAATCACTAATACCGAAGCGTACTGGGACGAAATCATCAAAGGCATGGAAGAAACCAAGACGAAATGGGAGGAGCTTCAGGAACTGCAAGAGAATGCAGAGCTGGAGATGAATCTTAGATCTCTTGGTTACGAAGGCGGCATTGATGAAGTTCTAGCTTTGACGGACGAACAGTTTGCGCAGTTCAAGAATAACTATCTACAATATATCGCCGGAATGAATCAGGGCAACCAGTCCTTCATCGATTCTTTGAGTCAAATCTCAGGTGTTGACATTGGAAATCTTCCTGATATCTTTAAGGAAACGCAGGAATACATTGATATGCTCGGTCAGGGCATTGATTTTACTAATTTAGACGCTTCTCTTAGTGGCGTTATCAGTGGATTTACGAAGATTGCTGATGAGGCGGGAATAGCAACCGGCGCAATTATCGGCGGCACTGCTACTACTTCTGTTAATTCTTCCGGAAATAAAAATGGAGCACAAGGCGAAAACGGGCAAAGCTCTTCTGGTTCTGGAGATAGTCTTAACGGTGGAATTAAAACGATGTCCGAAGAAAGTGTTCCTAAAATCAACGAAGTTGCAAACGCTTTCGCTGGCAGTGAAGAAGGCGAGGATACAGGAACAAGCGTTGCGGGAAGCGCGCAGAAAGCATCTAAGGCGATCAGTTCCGGTAAGGATTCCGGCGGTGAGGAAGATGAGTCTTTACAGGGAGCAATCAAAACTCAGGTTGAAGCTGCGGTTGATCCTGATAAGGGGCTTCCTGCGGAACAAAAGGCTTGGTCAGAACTAGATAGTGTTATTGCGTCCATTGCCGAAAATTTGGCAAAAATCAATTCTGAAATAGACAAGCTTGCAAATAAAAAGATTGGAAATATTTTTAGCGGTCTTGGAATCAGTATTGGTGGGGGCGCTCAGGTGGACGGTACTGCATTTGCATCTGGAACTTTAGGAAAAGTTTCTGATAACGGTGTTGCTCTCGGTGGCGAGCTTGGACGTGAAATGGTTGTTCGTGATGGAAAATTCTTTACGGTTGGAGACAATGGCGCAGAGCTATTCCATCATAAGAAAGGCGACATCATTTTCAATCATAAGCAGACGCAGGACATTTTGGAAAATGGACATACAAATTCCAGAGGTAAGGCTTTTGCAGGCGGAAACGTGAACAGTTTGCCAAAAGAATACAGTCTGCCGTCTCAGGAAGTCATTGATCGTATGGCAAAGCTGGAAGCCGGATTTAATTCTCTTGACAGAGACGAGTCTCTTCTGGTTCAGATGCAAATTCGTGATAACACGAAGAAGATCTACGAACAGAATGCTCGTGCGATTCAGGAAGTTCAAAAATACAATAAGAGTAATTCTACGAGTAACACGTATAATTATTCTATCGATGCTATTGAGCTGCCGAACGTTATGAACGGTGAGGATTTCTATCGTGATATAAGAAGACTCAATACTCTTATGAAGCAGCAAAATGGCAAAAAATAATTATTGGTGCGTCTCATGGGTAGTCCTGTGGGGCGCACTTTCGAATATATGTCCAGGATAGCAATTAGTCGGCCATGAGTATATTATATCAATGGCTGGATGTATTGCTTCATTCAATAGGAGGCAATATGGTAATTTATAGCGAAGAGAATAGGTGGTCTGATTTTGATTGGTTCTTAGGAAAATACGATTTTTTCTATCAAAAATATGGTCACAAATTTTTCGCAATTAGACATAAAACCATTTTAGGAATTTATGACAATTTTGATAATGCTCTTGCTGACAACATATCAAAAGGATTTCCTGTTGGAACATTTATTGTACAAGAATGTACGGGGGGGGACGAATCCGGTTATACCGTCTGCGTTACTTCATGGCGACCGGCTTAGAGCAAATTGAGGAACTTATGAATTCAGGACAAGCTTTTACCAAAATCAAAAGGCGTCTAATCGGGCGTCTTTTTTGTTGCGCCAAAAACAACAGGAGGTTGCTCTATGAAAGCAAAAAATGAATCGGAAATCGTATTAACTCAGCTCGCTCGCACCGTAAATTCCATGATTCAAAATGCCATTCCAAGATACGATTATATCGGCTCTATCAGCAAGATCAGCACGAAAGCTGGCTACTATTCCGTTGTGATCAATCAACAGGAATACGAAATCAAGAATGGCACAGGAATCGATTTTAAAGCCGGAGACAGGTGTTTAGTGCACTGCATTTCCGGAAAATTCAACAACAAAATTATTATCGCAAAACTATAACATAAAGGAGGTGGCAATTTGGCACTGCCCTTTAAACGTCTGAAAAATCTGACGGCAATGTTGGATTTTAAGGATACTGATATTATTGTTGCAGAGGACGATGATACGACTCGCAAAGCAACAATTTATCAGCTTGTAAAATATATCAAAAATCACACAGAGATTAATTCTTATTTTGCCCATTCCGACTTAATCGGCAACAGAAATGGGGTTGCAACTCTGGATGAAAACGGCAAGATTCCAGCGGCTCAAATCAATTTTGGAAAAGCAGAAAATACCGTATACGACGGTGCGTCTGGGAAAAGTCTGGAAAATGCTGTTTCTAAAAACACAACCAAGCTTTCCAGTATAGAATCTGGAGCGAATAAATATGTTCTTCCCGATGCAACCACTGAAATTAAAGGCGGCGTAAAAATCGGCAAGAATATGACGATAAAAGACGGCGAGCTAAGTATTACGACTGACGACGTGGTAAACGCTCTCGGATACACTCCAGGAACCGGTAGCGGATCAGCGGCTTATAAAATCGGCACAGAAGATACTGCCGGAATTAGCAAGCTCTACTCTTCCACTGGTGAAAATACGGATGGTGCTATGACGCAAAAGGCGGTCAATGCAGAGTTGAACGGTCTAAAATCTATTTACGGATCGTCCCTATCTCTTTCTGGTTATTCTGTAAATCTGATTTCGCCAACCGGCAGTACATTATCCACTTTGGAGCTGCCATATGTGAAAGAGGTAAATAGTTCTGACGAGCCAACTGAAAATGTAGATAGCATCAATTATTGGATGCAGGAATATTAGGAGGTTTGAGCAATGGCAAAATTAACTACTCCAATCGTTCCTCGTATCACAACGTTTGATCCGGCAGTCGATATGACGGTCGATTTTCTATATACGGGAAATCAGATCAATCGGAACCGTGCTGTCGTAATCGACACATCTACTTATCAGACTGTGTATGACAACGAGCAGTATCGTATGAGACTGGATCATGTATTTCCGAAAGGAACATTTACTCCGGGAAAGTCTTATCAGATCAAAATTAAAGTCTTTGATACTTATGGCAACGAGTCTGATTTTTCCGCACCAACTCTGTTTTACTGCTATTCCACTCCGTCTTTCGGGTTTTCTAATCTAACAAGTGGCGAAATTGTCCGGACGGCAAACTTAACGCTGAACCTGTTTTACTCGCAGGCTGAAAATGATACGCTGAAAGAATATCAGGTCCAACTGTATGACTACAACAAAATTCTATTAACCACATCTGGGAATCTTTACGATGCTTCCAACATGACTTGTTCTTTTAACCAGTTGAAAAATGAACATGAATATTATGTAAAAGCTGCCGGTATTACAAAGCATGATATGTCTTTTGATACCGGTTTGATTCCATTTACGGTCAAATATATTACCATCCCCACAAACGTATTATTCCAAGTCGAGAATCAGTCTATAGATGGCAGAATTTCCTTGGAAAGTGGCGTCATCGACATTGAATATCGAACCACAAATGACAACTACACCATTAAAAATGGAGAGCTGACGATTGGCGCGGACAACGTTCTCACCTATTACAACGGTTTCAAAATTGATGATGAATTTCAGGTATTTTTGAAAGCACGAAAACTTCCATTGAACACTGCTGTTTTTAAAATGACGTGTCCGGACACTGGAGAATTTTTATGGCTAGAAGTCAGGAATTACTATGAAAAATACTATGGAGTTTTGACCATACCATACGGGAACGGAATGGGCTATTATAATGTATTTTCTGAAATTCCGAATCCCTATTTAACAGATGCGGATGGAAATTTGATTACCGATACAGATGATAATGTTCTGATGATGTCAAGCAACGATTATATGGATCATCTGACATGCGTATACGACATTGAATATAAAAAAGGTTGGTACGACCTTAAAACGTACTTCGAAACCGATAAGTTAGTTGAAGATGTTTGAAAGGAGGATGATTGAACATGCTTTTCTTAGGAACAACTTTTTTCAGCGGAGCATACACAATTGATCCTCCTGCTGCAAATGTTTCGCCAATAACGGAAATTTCTCTGACCAATGGTGTTTACGACCATTTGTATGTCGGCAAAAGTGTGGATGAAGAAGTTGACGTAACGAACAATGAGTGGACGGAAAACACACTACTTAGTGCGCCGTTTGATGAAAATTTGGACGCCGGAAACTCTGGGTTCAGCCTTCGAAACACCGATACGGTTATCATTAAACGCCGGGAAAGGGGACAGATTGACTGGACGACCATTTATGTAAAACCGATCAAAACCATTGATGATTTTAAATTGATTCATTTTGATCGTTATGCTAGAAGTAACACAAATTACGAATACGTACTATGCTCTGTGTGTAATGGAATCGAAAATAGTTATGTACTAAAGGAAGTCTACTCTCAGTTTGATGGATTTTTCGTAGTAGACCAAAACAATTCTTATGGAACATTCTTCAATCTGGATGGTGGAGACACACAGCGTAATGCCGCAGGTGAGGCAACTGTGCTTTTGAATAATAGGTACGCAAAGGTTATCAAAAATAATATTTCCAATTATGATACTGGCACTGCTTCTGGCGTATTCCTAAAGATGTATCATAACGGTGAAAACTCCTGTAATATTGACATCGACGATAGTTACGAGATTCGTATGGATGTCATGGACTTCCTGATGAATGGAAAACCGAAGATTCTGAAATGGAATGATGGGCGAATTTGGCTTATCGCAGTCACCGGCTCTCCTACCGATTCTCAAGAGCAGGAAGGCACAAATCTGCGAAAGATAAGCTTTCAGTTTGCAGAAATCGGCAATTGGAACGACCCGAAAACATTGTATCTGAACGGACTGAACGACGTCCCTCCTGAATGGTGGTGATGGCATGAAGTATACAGTTACCGAAGAAGACAAGACGCTGTTCAGTCAGGGAACGCTTGAGTACAAATATCGTCTCAGTGTCATGAATAAGTCTGGCGCTATCATCGATGTTTTGTATTGCATTTTACAGGTTGGAACCTATGGAATTAACGGAGAATCAAACATTCGCCGCACATTGGACGCAACAATTGATTTCGATGAGTTCGCAATTGACATAGAGGACAAGATTGAGGGCTGGTATGGATTGGATTTCAAGTTTGAGATCGGAATTTACAGCATACGAAACAACGATTTCATTTGGTATCCGGCTGGCACTTATGTCATTACAGCGGCAAATACGACTTATAATTCCGCTACAAATACGCTTACAATATCACTTTCTGACCATTTTGCACAGTTAGACGGCACTCGAAACGGTCAGGTTGGCGGTGCTCCACTGATAAAAATCCCTGTAGACAATGATAGCGGCAAAAAGACGATTTTGCGCGAAGCATTATCCACAGTCCTTCGTCAACAGGGCGGCGTTGAAAACATGATTATCGATGACATTGGCGAATTTTATGGTATGGAGAGTAACAACGCTGATTACGAAGAGTATCGCAAGAATAATCCAGAATGGAACGTGTTGCCATACGATCTTGAATTCGACGCAGGCTGCACAGTTGGAGATCAAGTAGACGAGATCACCGGTTTATATCCGAACATTCAGAAGTATTTCGATGTGTATGATATCTTCTGTTGTAACATGATTCCATCGTGCGAAAACGATCCTGTTGCTCTCTCAGACGACTTTCTTCAGGAAATTGTGTTGTCAGATAACGCAGAAAGCGTCACATATGATATCGAAAATATCAAGAATGTAACAGAAGTTTTTGGGACAACTTACGAAGTAGATCGTATGGCAGAGGCTGAACAATGCACTTCGAACGGCGATATCTACTCTCTCACTTTGGACGAGTACGATAAATATACAATCGGAGAATACATTGCTTTTATTGCTAATGTGAACAACGTTGACAATATGAAGCTACGGATAAATTCTCTCGATCCGGTTCCTATTTATTTCGAAAACACAGAACGTGGTGTGACTGCAAACACGATGCTCGCCACTCAAACTTACGTGCTGCAACTAAAAAAAGTGGACGACGCATGGAGATTTTATTGGCTTGGGCAATACCAACCGCACGCAATTTGTGTTCTCACGGATACCGACAACGACCCTGTCTATACGAAGCAATACTTCTGCGATAGATATAATTGTAAGAATGTTGTGTTAAGAATCGAGCCGGACTCTCCATTTACAATTCAAAAAATAGGAATTGTACTGGATGTTAAAACCGGCGATCGGTACGACGATATAAAATCTGATACCGTAGCTATCGAAAATGCAATTTATGAGAATATCAAGACTTCAAGCTGGAACGATGTAGTCACGCTCACAACAATGTGTGTTCCGTGGCTGGATGTATACGAAAAAGTTTCTTGGAAAAAAGCAAATTCTGACGATTTGAATGAATACGTCATTCAAAGTATTTCTCATAGTTTGAGCAGCACAGTTCCCACAACGACGATCACAATGTACAGATTTCATCCATTGTACTATGATTATGAAATTCCATATTGAAAGGCGGTGGATTTATGGCTTACCAGTTATCACACTATAAAGACATCGACGATTCGGTGGCATCCATCATCTATCAATACTATCAGTTTTTGAATGCCAATGACTATAAAAATGCCGCGCTGGTCTTGAAAGAAAACGCGGAAGCATTAAAACCGTATCGAATCGATGCGAACAGTCTAAATAAAATTGAACAGGGGATTATGGATCTTTGGCAGATTGCATCGTCCTCTCAAACGGTAGTTATTACCGAGGATCAGACAGAGCCGATCGGGAATTATCCTCTTATGACCGAATGGTACGCAGAATTTTAGGAGGTGTTTCATGGACAGTTCTGATTTTATTTTTAAACCACATAACACACCGCGTCTCCGGGATAAGAATATCCGAGATCGACATGCAAGACTTTTAGCAGGCGGTGATTATGAAGGGGCTACTGCCCTATTAAAAAATAACCCAGATTCAGAGGCGCTTACTGCGTCTCTTTTTAATACATTCGAGGAAAAAATCGTCTTTCTTGAATCTGCTTTTGACGGGAAAGAGCCAATTTTTACAACAGAAGTATCGGATACAGAGCCGACTTCTGGTTCTATGGATGGAAAATATTTCTGGGAACAAACCTATTAATATTTGAAAGGAGTTTACTTATGAGTATTTTAAGCGGTTACAAAAAGTTTAAGAAGTATATTAAGACATCTTCTGGATTCCAGCTGCAGAGCTTATGGTCTAATGCTAATACTGTGGAAGCAGATGATGGGAAAAACATGGAGACAAAGGTTGGCGCAATTAACGGAATTACGAGTTCTACTACGGCAAACAGTACAGATATTGCCGCAAGCGCGAACCTTGTAAATACGAGATGTAATGAACTAAGTAATAATTTTGGTGGTCTATCTTTTGGTCAGGACACCGATGGCAACTGGGGATTCAAGATCGGAGGTGCTGATCCAGTAATCCCTTTTAAAGGCGAGCCGGACTTCGATTACGAACACAACATATCAATTCCGTATATTGTTGTGGCTGGCAATCCAAATGTTCTTCACTACTATACCATGACAGAAAAGGACGCTGAATATTCCTACTTGGCATTATTCGCAGTTACTGCGGGCAGCGTTGTTTCCATAGAATTAAGCGGTGCTAGTGGGCCATCGTTCGTGTGTAACAAACCAGGCGGATCTTATTCTTTTGCCATTATTAAAGATCCGATTTTAAACGGGAAAGTTAATTTTAGACACGGAGGAACAGGAGACGGACATGNATCAGGACGCTGATGGCAACTGGGGATACAAGATCGGAGGTGCAGATACAGTAGTCCCTTTTAAGGGTGAGCTGGACTTCGATTACGAACACAATGTTTCGATTCCGTATGTTGTAGCTGCTGGAAACCCGAACGTTTTACATTATTATACAATGACCGAGGAAGATGCAGCGTACTCTTATCTTGCACTATTCGCGGTTACGGCTGGTAGCGTGGTGTCGATCGAACTTAGCGGGGTTAGCGGTCCATCCATTGTATGTAATAAGCCGGGTGGAAACTATTCTTTTGCGCTAATCGCGAACCCTGTTTTGAACGGGAAAGTTAATTTTAGGCACGGAGGAACAGGAGACGGACATGTTTTTAAACTTATGATTAAGTAATATTAGCGATACCACACTCGCACAATCTCAGATCCGAACGCATGTCCGCTATTCTTTGAAGTGCTAAAAGTGATTGTTACGGATTCTGTTGTGTATGTCACATTAAGAGCGTTCCAACCTTCCCATCCACGAGACACGAGACCGGCGCAAACAATCTCGCCAGCATCAGGAATATCAGCCAATAAAATATTCTTGGTGGTAGTTCCAGATGCAATCGTGAAATCGATTGATTTAAGAAAAGAAGACGGTGCTGGTCTTGTAAAATCGACGGCATAATATATACGCACATTCAGACTATGCAATCCATTAACTGACGTCATTACAAGTTCTGAATCGCTGTGTTTCACATAAGAAACACCGATTCCGGCGTTTAACTGTTCCGTGCCACCATTATATACTTCGATGAAAAAATCTTTTCCGTGAATCATGGAACCAAAATTAGGTATTTCAGAAACTTTGGTAAAATGATAACCGTGATGCCACTGTCCGAATTCGCCTGCCGTCCATGCCACGCCACCGCAATCCAGAGCGGCAAACTCTTGATCACCCAATTTTTTTCGCACTGAATCAGCACCTACTACATAAAAAGCGTTTCCGTTCTGTTCAAATGAGCAACCGCCAAGTTTGTTATTCGTTGTCTCTAAATTATTACTTAGTTGGCTAAGTAATTTTTCTTTGTCTTCGTCTTTTCGATAACTTATCCGAATATCGACATGTCTATATTTCGTGTATTTCCAAAAAGTTCCAATTGTATTTAGAGAATAAATCCCTATCAGGAAACTGGGAGGGTTTATAAAATGGAACAGGAAATTATTGACGGCGTGTTATTGGACATGATGTCCGAAATAGACAGTGAAGCACTTAGCGCTTTAAAACAGACGCTTCGAGCGCATTTGAGTAAGTACGAAATTAAGGAGCGAGAAACATCTCTGGTTTGTTTGGATAACAACGGATTTAACTGGTTGCAGAAATTCGGCATGTACCTTACAAGCGCTGGAAGATCTCCGAGAACGATCGAACAATATGACGGACACATTCGAAGGTTTCTATCTTATCTGTGCAAAAACGTTGAAGATATTACGGACAACGATGTGGTAGATTACATTGACAAGTATAGGCGAGTGCGCAAAGTTTCAAATGGATATCTTAACGATATCCGTCTTGCGTTCAGAAGCTTTTTCAAATTTCTGGTAAACCGAAAGGTTATTCCGTCTAATCCGGCGGATGCGATGGATTCGATTAAGGAAAAGAAAAAGGTGAAAAAGCCATTCACTCCGTCTGAAATGGTAAAAATTCGGGAATCTGCGACTGAAATGGGTCTGCGAGAAAAAGCTATGGTTGAGTTCTTGTATAGCACCGGCGTAAGAGTTTCGGAACTGGCGGCATTAAATAAAGAGGATATTAGCTGGGAAGACAACGAAGTAATTGTTCTTGGCAAAGGAAACAAAGAGCGCTATGTATATCTAAATGCAAGTTCCACAATTTATCTGCGAGAATATTTGGAAAGCAGAACAGACAATGAAGATGCTTTGTTTGTAAGTAAACGAGTGCCTTTTCAAAGGCTTAAAAAGGCCGGAATCGAGGATGTGTGCCGCAAAATTGGCATGAATTCTGGCGTAGAAAATGTGCATCCACACAGATTTCGTAGAACTGTTGCTACGGAACTATTAAATATGGGTATGCCAATCGAACAGGTACAGGATGTTCTTGGGCATACAAAAATTGAAACAACTAGAATTTACTGCTCCGTAAACCGCGAGCAGGTAAAACAAAATCATAAAAGATTCATGTCCGCCTGAAATATGGCGGACTTATTTAATTTAAGGAGGATTTTTATGGAATTTATCAGATTTAAAAACGATGACGGAATTTATGCTGTTAATCTTGCTGTGGTAAGCGAACATGTTCTGTCTATGGAATTCGAAAAGAAGATTCCCGAAAATTACCTGGCTGGATTTTATCAGCTCAATAAAAATAACAATATCGTAGAAGGCACATACGAAGATTTTAATACTCTTTACCGCGCTTACAAGGACAAACCTCTCACTGTTGAAGTTTCTAATGATGGCAGTGTCTATGTCGCTCCAGAACCAGTGAAACCGACCGTTAAATTTTACTGTGGTATCGGCGGAACGTTAAAAGGCGATATTACTCAGAGCGTAAACGATTTTTCTGAGCTGATTGTGCCTACTCCTACTCCTGACGAAAACTATAAGTTTGTAGGATGGACACCTGAGATTCCGAAATCTGGAGAAGTTGATGCAGCAGGTAAAAACTTTACCGCAATATTCGAATATGTTCCTACTCTTGACGAAGTGAAAGCAAGCAAAATTGCCGAACTGTCTTCTGCTTGTCAAGCTGCAATTGAAAACGGCGTTGACATCGAAGTAGACGGTGTTACCGAGCACTTTAGTTATAAATCCAGCGAAGATCAGTCTAATATTAAGGAATTATTTGATACCGTTGCAACTACCGGTCTTGCTGTATTCTATCACTGTGATGGTGGCGATTGTAAGCTGTACACGCCGGAACAGATCTTTAATCTTTATGGTAGCTGCGCGTTAAATAAAACCTCTCAGGAAACTTACTTTAACCAGCTTAGAGGTTATATTGGAACTTTGGAAACCAAAGAAGAAGTTACAAAAATTTCCTTCGGTGTAACCAAACTGACCGGAAAATATCTGGAAACATATAACGCTGCTATGGCACAGGCTAAGAAGATTTTCGATGCCGTTGTTGCAAAGACTATTTCTGCAAATTCAACAGAAGGTGAATAATTATGAAGCGCAAAAAGAAAAGGCGTGATATCATGACTTTCTCGAAAAAGTGGGTATCGCGCCTTATGTGCGCATCTATCGTCTGGATCAGTTTGAGTTATGTCCTTGCTTTTATGGGAATGACCGATATCGCGGAAAGTCTGTCTTCTACTGTTGTTACCGGCGTTATCTTCGTAATGCTTCCATATTTTGCTAAGTCACTGTTCGAAACAAAATGGGAAAAGGATCTTGAATTCAAAAAAGAACAGTTTAATTCAAACGTAAACAAAGGAGAGGCGACAGATAATCCAGACGATTCTTCTGCGGTTGGATAAGGAGGTGTGTTTATGACTAAAAATGAAGCAATCCAAAAGGTTTTGACTATTGCAGAAAATGAGGTCGGATACCTCGAAAAGAAAAACGGAAACAACTTAGACCACAAGACTGCAAATGCCGGATCTGCGAATTACACAAAATACGGATATGAGATGCATAATCTTTATCCGAAAGTGATGGATTATCCGGCTGCGTGGTGCTGTGCTTTCGTTTCGTGGATTTTGTACAAGGCGTTCGGAATGGACAAGGCGAAACAGCTCATGTGTGGCGACATCGACGACTACACCGTTGCTGCCGCTGCCAGATACAAAAACAAGAAGCGTTATTTCAAAACGCCTGAAATTGGCGATCAAATTTTCTTCAAAAATGCTCTTCGAATTTGTCACACGGGTATTGTTTATAAAGTCGATTCCACAAAAGTGTATACTATTGAGGGGAATACGAGTTCCGGTGCTGCCGTTATTGAAAATGGCGGAGGTGTATTCAAAAAGAGTTATCTTCTCTCCAACGCTAGAATTGATGGGTATGGACGTCCCGATTGGAGTTGTGTCTCATCGGAAGCGAATACTGGGAATCCTTCGTCTGCATCCGGATCTTCCATGAAGGTTCTTGAAACTATTTTAGATGTTTCTAAATACAATACGGTTGATTTCGCAAAGGCTGCCGGAGGTTATCCCGGCGTGATGATTAGAGTTGGATATCGTTCTTATGCAAAGGGCGAATTGACTCTTGATCCGAAATTTGTAGATCATGCGAAAAATGCGCTTGCTGCCGGAATGAAAATCGGAGTCTATTTTTACGATCAATCGCTAAACGAATCTGAGGCTATTCAGCAGGCCGACTTCGTTATTGGTTTAATCAAGGCGTTGCCGATCTCCTATCCGGTTTTTATCGATTCGGAATACTCCAATGCGAATCATAATGGACGCGCAGATAGTCTATCGAAAGATGTTCGCACGAAGAATATAATCGCTTTTTGCGAGCGTATTAAGTCTTGCGGTTATCAGGCAGGAGTTTACGCTTCGGACAGTTGGTTTAAATCTATGGTGGATTTTGGCAAATTAAAGGAGTATGAGATTTGGTGCGCAAGATACAGTGATTCTGCACCGACGATTCCCAAATACGACATTTGGCAATGTGGTTCACAAATTGTTCCTGGTTCATCTTCTGCCGTGGATATAAATAAGGTTTATAAGAAATATTCTGATAACACAAAAACACCATCGTCACCCGAAGACAATTCTTATTGTTATTGCCGCGTCAATGTAAAAACGAGTTTAAATGTCAGGAATAAACCCTCGCTGAGCGGAAAAGTCGTTGGACACTTAACCGGTGATCTCGCGATTAACGTCACAACACTTGATAATGGATGGTGTAAAATTTCTTCGGATGAGCAATGGTGCTCTTATAAATACATTGTACCAACAAAGGGGACAGTTGTAAACTGTAATTTGTTAAATTTTAGATCGGAATCCAATACATCTTCTAAAATTTTAAAGACGCTGAAATGCGGTGAAAAACTGAATATTCTTTCTAAAACGGGAAACTGGTATTACGCGGAAAAAGATGGTGTCGCAGGGTACGTTTCTTGTTCTTATATTACTACAACGTAAAAAAGGGGGCTGAAATGAGTGAGATAGCTGAATTATTTACAGTCAATTGGACGACGTGGTTTATTACGGGATTCGCAATTCTTTTCGCACTCGAAAAGGGTATTGATTTGGTTGGTGGATTAGCTGCCAAACTAGGATTTGAATTCAAATTTATGAGAAAAAAACGCGAAGAGCATGACTTGCTGCTAAAAACATCTAAATCTCTTACGGATTTTCAGGACAAACATACTCAAGACATTAATAAGCTGATGCAGAACGATATTGAGATTAGAAAAGATTTCCAAGATTTGACCAACGAGATGCGAAAAACTAATGAGCAAACCCAATTAAGCATTCAAGAGTTCGCAAGTAACCGAGTTAGTGATCGTGAAAAATCAAGAGAGATTCAGACAAACTTGAGCAATTCTATTGCTACGTTAAGCCAGAAATTGACGGATGAGGATTCGCAGGTTCAAGCCTTAGTTTTATCTCAGAAGGAACAGCTTGCAGATCGCATCAGTCAAAAATACAAACACTACATCTCCATTGGCGGCGTTCCGGAAGATGAAGTAGATGAGTTTACCAATCTTCATTTTGCATACAAGGGTCTTGGCGGTAATCATATGGGCGATGCCAAATATAATTATTGTATGGAACATCTCCCAGTTGTTCCAGTAGAAACAAAACTGATTTTGTGACGGAGGGTCGTTATGAAACCTATCTTACATATTATTCGAGATTTTCTGCTTGGATGTAGCTGTGGGTTGATTTATTTTGTGGTAGAAATTTGTTATCGCGGATATTCGCACTGGAGCATGTTTGTGCTGGCGATGTTTTGCGGCGTATTTTGTATTGACCACATCAACAATTACATGTCTTTTGACCTCGACTTTCGTGTACAAGTAATGATATCCACAGGGTTATGCACATTATCAGAAGGATTGTGTGGATTGTATGTGAATATCTACAAAGGGTGGAATGTTTGGGATTATTCCAATCTTCCACTCACGTTCTTTTTTGGGCAATGCAACGTGTTTTTCGTTTTTGCATGGATTGCATTGTGTATCATTGGCATTTTTTATTGCGATGCCATGAATTATTATGCTTTTAAAATTGATCCTTGTCCCTATTACAAGGTTGGCGGCAAGGTGTTTTTAAAGTTTCCAGAACGGAAACAGAAGGGAGTCTGAATGGATTTCTTGATTCAAAATTGGTATTTAATCGTTGCCGTTATTGCTGTTTTGGCGGCAATTGGATTCTCGATTTACAAGTTCGCAGGTTTGCCAACTGCCGAACAGAAAGAAAAAATAATGGCATGGCTGCTTTATGCGGTTACAAAAGCAGAGGCAGAGTTTGGTTCAGGAACCGGTCAAGCTAAACTGCACTATGTCTACAACATGTTTATTGATAAATTCCCAGTTGCTGCGAAATGTATAACTTTTGAAGCATTCTCTACTATGGTAGATCAGGCGCTAGAAGAAATGCGTAAGATGCTTCAGGACAACAAGAAGATTGCAACCCTTGTAGATGAGCAGAAACTTTAATTTTTTTTAGGCATTTTGCCAATTAGATAAGTAATAACATGGGAGGCAAACTCCCTGTATTAAACTACAATATTACATTATCGGATGATGCAAGTGTGCATGCCCAAAAGGCTTTGAGATATCTCTTTACAGACGCAGAGGCAATAAAACATACATCATTTATGTTTAATATCCTCGTAAATAACGCAGACTTTTATTCTGGAACTTGTTACACAGACGGCGGAAATACCGCTTGGGGCGACATAAACAAACGCGGCTCAGAAGCAGATCCCGGATCTGTTTGGAAATGGGTTACGTATAATTTTAAAACCGGAGGTGCTGATCCAGTATTAAAAAAATTGGGTAGGTCTGGAACCATTGCGGGGGTTGGCGGGTATTGGATGGATCCTCCCGCCGGGGAATATAAAGAGTGGACTACCGGATGCGTTAGATGGGATGGGGATAATCTCCTGGTAACCGTAGAGGATGATTATGCACAAGGGCATTTGGCTGTTGGGGCTAAAGTTGGTAGTAAGAGTAGACCCAGGCAATGGGGCGATAAAACAGGCGGACTAATTACATTAAATTATTAATTTATTGTATGTAGAGTTCCAAAAGGACGAACATTGGGGGAAGATGTTTTTGGCGTATATGTAGAAGTCGAAGTTGATAAATCTACGATTCTTAGTACGCGCCAGAGAGATGTTGTAGACAGTATATTTATTAAGATAACTTCAAACGAACGTGTATGTTGTTACGGTTCCAGCCTCATAACTGTGTCCGCCGTTTCCCGAGTGTCTTGCAGTGACTACCAGCTTAATGTGATCGTATCCGGAAAATGGAACTAATGTATCCGTATCTACGGCGGTTACTGTGTCTATTTTTTCATAAACATTTGTACCAGTCTTTGTTCCAAACACCTGAATTGAGCCACCGCTCGCGCCATTTGCAGGAGAGTGCATTTTTAACATGACACCTCTACATTCGGAAGTTGCGTTAAAAACATAATTTCTGCTCATGGTAGTTCGATCTTTTGTAGCAACAGTTTCCAATGTTCCGCTCATGCCTTTTGTACTAAAATTACCGAGTGAATAGTCGACAATATAGTAAATATCCGCAACGATTTTTACATATAGCGCGTTTACTGTAATCACTCCAGTGTCGGCATTATACGTAATACTTCCTCCGTTATACAAGTTATTGTTGGCGGAACCAGAAGCGGGTATTATCATAGGAACGATAAAGATAGACTGCCACAAAACCTTTCCTTTGATACCGGTGTCGAATTTACAATAACCAGGAATTGAAGTGGATGATGGATTTACATTGCTTACCTTTTTAAAAATCGGTTCACCCAATTTTTTTCTCACTGAATCAGCACCTGTGATATAGAAATCATTTCCTTCCTGTTCAAGCGTACATCCACCAAACTTATTGTCAGTTACTTCTAAATTATTACTTATCCTATTAAATTACGATTTTAATCAGAATTTTAATCATTTAAAGTCAATAAACCAAATATTTGTAAAGTGAAACTCCTCGCTGAATATCCGAGCGATGTGTTTCGGATTAACATTTTAGAAAGGAGAACCTAAATTAAATATGGAAAATAAATATTTAAACCCGGATGGGCTTAAAACTGTACTAAAAAATCTCAAGACGGTTTTTTCTTTGGTTGGACATAAGCATACCAAGGCAGACATTTCCGATTTTCCATCCTCTCTTCCGGCAAACGGAGGAAACTCAGATACGGTTGGCGGATTCACGGTCAAAACAAATGTGCCTGCCGATGCAAAGTTCACCGACACTGGTACTCTTACGGGTATCAAGATGAATGGTGCAAGCAAGGGAACTTCTGGTGTCGTTGATCTTGGAACTGTTCTTACTGGCGGATCTCAGACATCTACATCTTCTGCGGATGGCGGCTCCAATGTGTACACATTTTCCGACGGTTCTACGATTACCGTAAAGAATGGTTCCAAAGGTAGCGCTGGCACTACTCCTACTGTCAAGGTTGCGAGCGGAACCAAAATTGCTGCCGTTGGAACTCCGTCCGTTACCGCCACTACGAGTGGGACAACTACAACCTTTACTTTCAACTACCTGAAAGGTCAAAAAGGTGACAAGGGCGATCCCGGTGTAAACGCAACGACTACTGCTGTTGCAACTGCTTCTGCGAACGGCTTGATGTCCGCTTCTGACAAATCCAAGATTGATGGAATTACAACCAAATTCATTGTTGCTTCCACAGAACCCACAGCGAATACCAATGACATCTGGTATCGGGAATATTAATATTTTAGGGATAATTTGCTTCGGCATTTTATCCCTATTTTTTTACTTTTTTAGCGATTGGCACCGATGAAAATTTGGCGTTGACAACATGAAGATTTTGAGCAACAATACTTATAAGAACATGGAGTGTATTGAAATTGTAATATTTGTTAATTTCTTCTATGCAAAACAAAGGGGAAAAGTATGCCAAGATTAAGAAAATGTTGCATTTGCGGAATGGAGTTTTTATCTCATAATGGAAACACTTGCTGCTCGGATAAATGTCGCATCGAAAGAAAACGAGAGCAGGATAAGCGCGGAAATTACAGACGCTATCACGGGTTATCTAGGGTACCAGAAATAAAGATCTGTCCAATATGCGGCGAAATGTTTTATACAATTCGAAGCACATATTGCTCTTCTGGATGTGCTAAAATTGGTAGAGCCAAAAACGTGAAGGAAATTTCTGCGGAATACTACATCAGAAACAGAGGGAAACAACTTAAACATATTAATACTACAGAAACAACAAAGATTTTGTAAATAAATAAAATATCTGGTATGTTATTTTTCGATTGTAAACACTTTATGATTTTTTGTGGCAAAAATAAAAAAGAGACATGGTCTCTTTTTTTAGTGTTTTGTGTTTATATTCATTTTCGTCTAATGCAAGATAAGAAATATTAGATCTTTTTCTATCGCAATACACTTCACACCTCTCATATTATTTCTCATGCTGGCTGTTTTGTCAAGCTTTTTAATTCGATTGTTTCTTTGCTCGACATTTCTTTATGCGGACTGCATTCTCAGATGGATTTTCATTGTAAATCGGTCTACGTCTTGGTAAATATGAACTAACCGTGCTTTCTGCGCAACCAACGGTTTTTGCAATTACATCAATAGGAGTGCATTGGTCGTACAGATCCAGAATTATTCTCTGTGTCTCGTTTGCAATAATTCCCTCCGTACTTAACACCTTTACAACCCTTTGCCAACTGCATCCGGCTTTTATTTTTGTTCCACGTATTGACTCGGTTTCGCCATAAGCTTTTAATATAGCGTCTGTAGAAGTCATATTTGCCATCTCCATATTTTACATGATATTGATTACAAAAAAAACAGATAAAATTTATCCTTTTACGACTCTTTGCCATGTGGTCTTTGCGACATTGGCGGCATTTTCAGAATTTATTTTTTTCAACCCACGTTGTTTACACAACGAAAATAATACATTTTTATGCTACATTCTTTTGGGCAGGTTGTCAATGATTATACGAATGTAATATTTCCAAATTAGATAAACTAAGTAATAATATGAAAGCCGTAGAGGATCATTTAACCTGGCAGCAAATCGATTCGCTGTCTGGAACTGAGCAGAAAACAATTGATTTTTCAAAATATGACGAAGTATACCTTGCAACGACATGCGCCGGAAACACAAAATTGATTTATACCGCCAAAATACCAGTTGTTACACTGGGCGAAAATAAAATACAAGTGTGCAACGGCGGATATACTTCCGGAACTGGAGCGCAGTGCGAATGGGAAATTTCAAAAACATCTTGCCGACTGCTAGCTTGTTATGTCGGAGGAACAAATTACACTGGATCTGCAACGACAATATATGCCAGATAAGCATCATGGTTATGTCAAAAATGAGCTATTACAACTCTCGTGGTTTTGTCTCCTACGTCAGACCGGAAAGGTGAGTAGTTAATAGTTGCCACATCTTTAGTACAAACAGGAAATATTTTGACTTATTCATTGCACAAGTTAAATTTACATCCGCCAAATCCACTATTATTATTTTCAGACTGCTTGGTGTGAATTAAAACATATTTAACATTTGTTATATCAAACACAGTATCATTTCTTTTGCCGATTTGATATTTTGTCTCCAGTTCATTCCCCCAGTTATTAACATCGAACCACGGACAATTATATACCCACCAATAGTTTGCATTGCAATCCATCACTTTTAGACGGTTATAACCCGGATTTTCAAATATAAGATTGGTACTCGTATAGTAATTCACTTTCGGCATTTGAGAAAATTTCAT